TGTGTAATGAATCCTCTTAATACTCACTCAAGTATTACTTTAAGTAATGGTAATTTACAATCAACTGCCTCAGCATTTACTGGAAGTGGTGCATCAATATTATTACCAAGTACAGGAAAATGGTATGCTGAGATTAGATATAATAATGCAAGTTTGGGTGAATATCCTATGATAGGGATTTATAATACTATTAAAAATTTAAGCACTTCTGGATTAAATCCTGGCAACACAAGTGGTGATAAAGATATTGGTTTTGGTGCTGATGGTAGACGAAATGAAGATAGCACAACTACAGGTAGTTGGGGTAATGCTGTTGGTGATGGAAAAATAGGTGCTTTAGCAATTGATATGGATAATAAAAAGATTTGGTTTGGACATAATAATAGTGGTTCTTTTGTGTGGCAAGCTAGTGGAGACCCATCAGCAGGAAATAATGAGGCTAATACAAAAGCATTTGCTGATAATGTAGTTTTTGGAAATAGTCATTATAGTGGTTCAATAGTATGTTGGAACTTTGGACAAGAGGGCACCTTTGGTGGAACAGAAACAGCACAAGGTAATACAGATGCTAATGAATTGGGTAACTTCTATTATGCACCACCAACAAATTATCTAGCATTATGTACAAAGAATATAGGGAGTTAACATGGCAACACCAACAATACCAAATGGCGAAGAACATTTTACAAATACAATTTACCAAGGTAATGGAACTGCTATAGGTTCTGGAGGTAAAACTATTACTGGGTTAGAGTTTAAACCAGATTTTACATGGATAAAAAATAGAGATGCCTCAGATAGTCATGGTTTATATGATTCATCAAGAGGTGTTACTAAACAAATAGAGTCTGACAATACTTCAGCAGAAACAACAGAGTCAGAGGGATTAACTTCTTTTACAAGTGATGGTTTTACATTAGGTAGTTTAGACCAAGTTAATACTAACAATGAAAGTTTTGTTGGGTGGAATTGGAAAGCAAATGGAGGAACTACTGCAAGTAATACTGATGGTTCAATTACCTCAACTGTCCAAGCTGATACAACATCTGGATTTTCAATCGTAAAATATACTGGAAATGGTAGCAATGCTACTATTGGACATGGGTTATCTTTAGCACCAAGTTGGATAATGGTAAAAAATCTTTCTCAAGGTGATGCTTGGAAAGTATATCATCATAAGGTTTCTAGTGACCCACAAACTGATTATTTAGTATTAAATACTACTGGTGCTGTTGTAGATGATGCTACTGTTTGGAATGATACTGCCCCTACAAGTACAGTTTTTTCTATTGGAACTCACACAGATGTTAATACAAGTTCTGAGAATTATGTCGCATACTGCTGGCACGAAGTAGATGGCTTTAGTAAATTTGGTACCTACAAGGGAAACGGCAGTACAGATGGTTCTATGATTTACACAGGATTCCGACCAGCTTGGTTACTGATCAAACGAACAGATTCTAGCACTGGTGGTAATTGGTCAATAATTGATAATACCAGATACCCAGCAAACCCAATCGGTGCACCTTTACTTGCTGATACAACAGACCCAGAATCGGGTCTTTCATCAATAACTATGGATTTACTATCAAATGGTTTTAAAATTAGAAACACTTTAAACTCTAATAATGCATCTGGTGCATCTTATATTTATATGGCGTTTGCTGAACATCCATTCGTTGGGGACGGAACGAGTCCTGTAACTGCACGATAGGGTTGTATATATGAAACAAATATTTAATAATAGAAACATACGTAAAGGAGTATTATGTCTTGGGCAATAGTAAAAAACGATCAAGTAATTGAGATACTAAATGGTGCAAAAGCTGTAACCATAAATGGTATACAATACCCTAGTAATATTTTTAGTATATGGCCAAAGGCCGATCTTAAAAATATTGGTATTTATCCTACACAGATTACAAGCACGATAGATAGTAAGACTCACAGAGAAACTGGTGGTGTGACCTATACAGTTAATACAGATCACGTAGCTATACATTATGAAAAAACTACTCATAACTTAACTGGTTTAAAAACAAATCTATTAAGTCAAGTTGATAACCATGCTAATAATGTTCTATCACCAACGGATTGGATGACTGTTCGACAAGTTGAAGCTGGTGTAACTATAGCTGATGATTGGAAAACATGGAGAGCCAGTGTAAGAACACAAGCTAAAGCTATGAAGACAGCAATCAATGCCGTAACAACAATCACCGATGTTCCGGGTTTATATGTAACCTATGCATCGGCTAGTGACGGAACAATGACATCAGTATCTAGTGGTTATCTATGGCATTGGCCAGCTAATCCAGATGAGGCTTAGAGAAAGGTGGAGAGAATAAATGTCCACCGATACAATTCTATTTGATGTAAATTTCAGACCGGGGATAGACAGAGAGTCAACACAGTATGCCTCCAAAGGTGGATGGTTTAACGGTGATAAGGTACGATTCCGTGCAGGTAAACCAGAAAACATTCGTGGTTATGAGAAGAGAGTACAACAATCATTCATTGGTACAGGTCGATCTGCTCATTCATTCACAAGTAATACAGGAGTCAAGTTTCATTCGTTTGGTACACCGAGTCATTTATATGTATATGCTGGTGGTGCTAATGCAGACATCACACCGATTCGTACGTCAATAACAACATCAGGAACATTTAGTACCCAAGCTGGATCAACACGTATCCAAGTATCAACAACAAATCATGGAGCTAATGTTGGTGATTACTTCATTGCTGTATCGTCAACAACTATTGGTGGTAATCTTGTATTTAATAATGCTCAACACGAAGTTGTATCTGCGACACAAAACCAATTTACATTTAACACAACCGTAGCCGCATCAGCCACAACTAACAACCAAGGCCAAGCTAACATACGGTTCTACATACACTCTGGTGGTTCTCAAAATATACCAGAACTGGGTTGGGGTATTGGTATATATAATGCTGGTGTATCAATTACTGGTCGTCGTACATGGAATAGTCCTGCTAGTATATCTGGTGATGCACAAACTGAACCATTACGACAATGGTCACTTGATAACTTTGGAGAAGATTTATTAGCCCTACCACGAGAAGGACGTTTGTATGTATGGGATCAATCGGGTGGTACAGGTAACAGATCCGTCGTTGTACCGACAGCTCCAAGTGCCTCTAATTTTATGTTCGTATCACAACAAGACAGACATGTTATTTGTTTAGGAACACACGGAGTAGCTAGTGGATTTGACCCTATGCTTGTTAGGTGGTCAGATCAAAACGACTACACAAATTGGAATGTCAATGTTAGTAGTACATCAGGTGAGAATCAACTGGGTGATGGTAGTGAATTAATCACTGGACTGAACACTCGTAACCAATCACTAATCTGGACAGACAATGCTGTACATGCTATGGAGTTTGTTGGTCCACCATTTATATTTAACTTTAGACAACTCGGTTCTAACTGTGGTATTGCTGGTCAACATGCAGCTATTGAATTAGATGGTCGTGTATTTTGGATGGGTGCAAAAGATTTCTTTGTATATGATGGTGCTGTCAAAGCTTTACCATGTTCAGTTCGTCGATATGTCTACGATGATTTTAACTTTGACCAAAAAGAAAAAGTGTATGCGGGTACGAACCAAGAGTTTAGAGAAGTGACATGGTTGTATCCAAGTAGAAATTCTACAGAGGTTGATAGATATGTAAGTTATAATCCTGTTGAAAACTATTGGACATTTGGTACAACTATATTTACAACATGGGAAGATAAAGAAGTATTTCAAAACGTGATAACAACAGGTCAAGAAACAAGCACGACGAATTATTTATATACAAACGAACCAGAAGGAATATATACAGCCGACGGCCAAAAGCAAGAAGCTTTCTTAGAATCTTCAGAGTTTGATACAACTCCTCCATCTTATGGCGCAGGAGATAATATTATGTACTTGGATAGAATCGTTCCAGACTTTACAATAAATGATGGTGGTATTGTTACATTAAAAATGAAACTGAAGAACTTTCCCAATGGCGAAGTTAGAGAGAAGGGACCATTTACCGTAACACCTACCACACAATTTATAAGAACACGTGCTCGTAGCCGTCAAGCTATCATCCGTATCTCGACATCTACGGGTGGAACTAACTGGCGACTCGGATCTTTTAGAATGGATGTAACACAAGATGGTAAGAGGTAATAATGGCAGACTATCCTAGATTCCCAAGAATAACTCCTAATATGGAAAACAGCTCAACGACTTTTACAACGTCACAGGCAACAAGTTTTGCACCTGCACAGACACAGACCATATCGTTTCTTGATGCTGGTGGTGCTAATGCTTTTTCAGACAATGCCCTTAACCAAATGGAAACGTGGGCCGATACATTAAACGATAAACTATCAGCAGACCAAGTAAAGATTCGTAACAGTGTACAACAAGATCAATTTGGATCTATAAGTATTCGTGGTCGACTAAGATTAAATAACGACTTATCAAACCCAGACACACCTGAACCAACTCCAGTAGCTGGACAGATGAGATTCAACACAGCTACCAATAAGTTTCAAGGTTATGATGGTACAGCTTGGAGGGACTTTCACTGATGTTTAAAAGTATAGGTGGTTTTTTTAGAGATGTAGTTGCGCCTATTGGTCTAGCATTTATTCCTACGGTCGGTCCATATTTAGCTGCCGCTTATTCTGGTATTAATACAGGTATTAAAACTGGTAGTCCACTAGCTGGTATTGGTTCAGCTGGTTTAAGTTTAGGGTTGTCTGGTGCATTTAAGGGTATAACACAAGGCTCTTCTCCAATGTCTTCCGCAGGTATTGATGCAAGTAAAGTTGCTGGTTCTACTTTTGGTTCAACAACAACAGGAGGAACAACGGGTGCTATTGGTAACATAGGTGGAGGTGGTGATTTTTTACAAGGTTCAGGTGGTTTTTTCAAAGGAGCTGCTGGTAGAGTAGGACAAGGATCAACATCTTTCCTTGATCAAGTGGGTAAATCTGTTGCAGGAGCGGGTAACACTTTTTCAGGAATCGGAACAGGTGTTAAAAACCTAACAGCCGAAGGTGTAACATTAGGTGGACAGTTACCAGGAACTAAAGATATTTTACCAGAATTTATAACTAGACAATCTCCAGGGACTATAGCTTTAGGTGGACTGGCTTTAAAAACTCTTGCCACACCTCCACCAGAACCAGCCCCTTTTGTTCCAATGCAACCACAACGTAGAACTACTGACCTCAGTAAGTATGGCTACAAGGGTCCACTTGATCGTGGTGAATATACATATGCTGATCCAGAAGACATTGCTTACGGCAGAGCCACACCAGATTCATATGGTTATCTCGGCGCTAAAGAAGGTGGTAAAATCAAAGCTCAAGGTGGTGGTGTTATGATGCAACAAGGGCCATATAATTTAGAGGTTGAAAAACAGAAAGGTACGTTCCGTCCAACAGGATCTTTGGTTCCACTCACAGCTGGTCCAAGCATTTCAAGACTCGCCCAAACTCAACCAATGATGTCAATGAGTCCACAAAAGATTAAAGGACTAGCTCAACCAGTAGCACCAACTGTGCCTACAAATATGCCAATGTCTAGTCCAACTCCGATGATGCCACCACAAGGACCAATGCTACCACAAGGTGGAGGTGGTCTTGCTCCACAACCAACACGTGAGCCATTACCACAAGTAGCAAACAATGCGCAAAAACTTATAGATCAATTACCACAAAAAGATATTAGTGTTAACATTGATTCACTTCGTCAGTTTATTGGAATGGCTGAAGGTGGTGAAGTTCCGGGCATGGCTGAGCAAGCTCCAGCTGGGGCTATGGGTCCGTCATCAGGTTTAGGTGTTTACAATACAAGTCCAAATAAAATGAATGAAGAAGAATTTGTACAAGGGTTTTTAAGTATTATGCCAAATAATATTGTAGGTAACACTGTTCGTGAATTAGGCCTTGGTGAGAATGTTGGTAAACAAATGTATCAACAATATAAAAATACTAAAGAAATGGCCGAGGGTGGAGAAGTAAACTCCGACAAAACATTACAAGAGAATGCATTCGTTATACCAGCAGATGTCGTGGGTCACATAGGTGACGGTTCATCTGATGCTGGTGCTCAAAGATTACAAAGTTATTTGGGTATGAACCCGCAACAGTATCAAGCGGGTGGGATTATGGCGGGTGAACTCCAAGGACCAGGTGGTGGTATGGATGACTTAATCCAAACTAGCATCGAGGGTAAAAGAGCCGCTGCCGTCAGTCCACAAGAATTTGTAGTACCACGAGATATTGTTGCAGAATTAGGACAAGGTAGTTATGATAAGGGATCAAATAAACTATATGCGCTAATGAGAAACGTACGTAAAACAAAAACAGGAACAACGAAACAACCAGCTGAACTTACACGAGGGTTAGGACAGTTGATGAGAACGGCTATTGGTTGAGGTAGAAGAGGTACAATCATATGACGATATTAATGAAGTGTTTATGTTATTTCCAGTGGAGGTAGAACGAATACCGTTTGATAATAAATATACACCAGAAATACTAAGGAACCATATTGAAACAGGAGTGCTAGGTTTGTTAAGAATTAAACATAATGGTAGAATAGTCGCAGGTTATGTAATAAAAATAAATGTTTATCCAACGGCGAAAAGACTACTAGAAATTTTATTTATCTTTGGTAGAAATCTTAACTTCAATATTGGTAAACAAATATTTAAAAAGCTAGAAGACTTGGCAAAGAAGCTAAAGTTAGATGGCATTGAATTAACAGGTCGCATGCAATGGAATAAAGTATGTGATAAACTTGGTTTCGATAACCAACAATTTATACAGAGAACTAAATGGCTGACTTATTAAAACGACTACAAACTTCTGAACAACAATACGGTGTAGGCATGGAGGACAATCCATTCCATAATGCATCACCTGATGAATGTATGCATACATGCTTTGGTGGTAGTGGTGGTGGTTCACCTCCCCCTCCTCCTCCGTCAACAGTTACACAACAAACAAGTAACATACCAGAATATTTTCAACCGTATCTAGAACGATTATTTGAAAGAGCCGAAGGTGTTACAACCGAACCGTTTCAAAGATACGAAGGACAAAGACTAGCTACAATAACACCACAACAACAAGAGGCATATCAAGGTGTCGAAGAAATGGTTGGTGGATATAAACCATATATAGCTACGGCTGACTTACTTACGGCTCAAGCCGCACAACAATCAACAGACCCAGCAGCTATTGCTTCACGTATGAGTCCATACCAACAATCTGTTATTGATATACAGAAAAGAGAAGCCTTACGAGATGCTAATAAACTACAACAACAAATAGGAGCATCGGCCGTTGGTGCAGGTGCATTCGGAGGATCACGACAAGCATTACAAGAATCAGAATTAGGTAGACAGACTGGTCAAAGACTAGCCGACATTCAAGCCGTAGGTTCACAACAAGCCTATCAACAAGCTATGAATCAGTTAGCAGCAGATAGAGCCGCATCGTTAGCAGCTGGTCAACAGTTTGCAGGTCTAGGTGCGCAGCAACAACAGTTAGGTTTAGCTGGGTTAGGTGCTCTTGAAACTGTAGGTGGTACGCAACAAGCACAACAACAAAGAGCATTAGACATTGGTTACGAAGATTTTGCACGAGAAACAACTAGACCATCACAACAAGTACAAGAGATGTCATCTGTACTTCGTGGATTTAATTTACCAGTATCGACATACACAACCTCACAAGCACAACAAGCTCCAGCAACATTTGGACAACAAGCGGCTGGTCTTGGTCTAGGTGCATTAGGTATCTATGGTGCGGGTAAAGGTGTAGGACTATTCGCCGAAGGTGGTGAAGTCCCAGATAATCCAGGTCTGAAGAAGTTAGCATCCAAAGCTCCACAAGTTGTAGAGAAGATGGGCTTTAATCCACAAGAAGTTATCAATGCTTATATGGGTGGTAAGATTAACTATGCTCCGGGAGGTATGAGTGTTTATGGTACATCGGCTGGTGCTGGTGCAACGGCTACACCAGAAGAAGAAGAAGAGGTTTTAGAAAGACAAAGAGAATTAGAAAAACTAAGGCCAAGTGTGTTTTCAGGAACTAGGAAAAAGAAAAAGTTTGCAGAATCTATGGAAGACTTTCAAGAAACAGCACCGTTTGAAATTTTAAATATGCCTAATAGCTACTTCCGTCCAGGTGTTGAGAAATTTACTGATGATGAAGGTGAGTTTATAATGCCTATTAAAAAAGCTAGACCAATAATAACAAGTAAACAGGATAAAGCTAAAGTAAAAGAAATTAAAAAACAAGAAGAGACTGACGTTCAAGATAAACAAAAAGGTGCAGAGGCCGAGAAAGAACGACTTCGAGCTGCTGCAGAAGAACAAAGAAAAGCAGCATTATTAGCGGCGCAACAAAAAGAACAACAACCCGAAGTTGGTGGTGATATGTATAATGCATTGATGGAAAATATTCTTGGGATTGTCGGTAGAGAAAAAACAGACCTTGAAAAATACACAGATGCTCTAGCAATGGGGGCTGCGGGTCTTAGAGGTTTTGATGTGGCAACGGGTAAGGTTGGTCGTGAAGATGCGCAATCAATAATTGATAAGGGACTTTCTGATATTTCTAGTGTATCAACAGGGGATAGAAAAAGACTTAAAGAAGACACTTCACTGTTAACAACTGGTGCAACTCTTGAACTAGAAAAAGGTAAGATTGGTGCTGACCTTCAAAACAATCTAACTAAGATGGCCATGGAACAATTAAAATTAAACAGTACAGAGTCAAGAGAAATTGCAAAACAAGTTATGACTGCTGATCCATACTTAATTCAAGATTATGTTAATGAAACAAATCCAGCAAAAAAACAAATATTATCAGATAGAATAACAGATGCTTTTAGAGTTGCTAAAAATTCTCTTGATAAAATTAAAGATAGAGGCATTGTAGCAGGCACAGTCGATCCCTTTGACCAAAGTAAATATATTGATAAAAACTTAAATCAACCAATCACAATCCGACAATCAACGTCACCATCTAGGACGGAATAAAATGGTTAAGCTAGTTGACATTGGTCAATATGGTTCACTTAGTTTTGATGACGATGCAACGGATGCTGAAATCAAAACATACATAGACGACAACCATAAAGAGATATCGAATCGTCTTAACATTCCACCAGAGCCTGTAGGACCCCTTGCAAAAATGCTACCGTTCAATTCTGTTGAACGTGGTTTTCGTAATGCCCAGATCGCTTTCAATATGTTGCAGTTAGAACTTGGGATTGATGATATACAAAATGCAGTCTATGACATTCGTCGTTATCAACAACGTCAAGCCGAGATACCTATAGATCGAGAAGATGCCGAAACACTACAAAAAGTTACCGAGGCTGATACACTTGGTGGAGCTATGTCTGCACTAGGAGATAACCTTAGTGTTATCGGACCATTAATTGGTGAGTCGATTGGTACATATCTACCAACACTGGCAGTAGGTGGTGGTGCGGCTTTAGCAACACGAGGATTATTCGGTCGTATTGTTGGTGCTTTAACCACAGGATCGGGTAGTGGTGCTACTGAATACGGACTATCTATTGTCGATGCTTTTAATGAAGCGGGAGTAGATATCAATGATGGTGGTGAATTAGCCGATGCCTTATCAGATGAAGATAAACTAGCCGAGGCAAAAGAGTTTGCTCTTGCTCGTGGTGTACCTATTGGTGCCTTTGATGCTGTGGCTTTTGGGTCGGCGGGATTATTAACCAAAGCTTTGAAGACGAGCGCAAAAGTAAACGTCGGTAAGAAAACGGCAGCAGCTATGGAGTTTGTACCCGCAGCTGGCTTTGGTTCTCTTGGTGAGGCTGTCGCACAAATACAAAGTCTTGGTGAAATAAAATCTCCAGGGGCTGTGGCTCTTGAGGGTATTGCCGAAGGTCCGTTAAGTTTAGTAGAGGTTGGTTTAGCAGGTTTAAAAAAAGATATAGAAACAACGGACAATCCATCTAAACCTTTAGCGATAGAGTACAAACCAGAAGAAAAACAAATAGGTCAAACTATTAAAGAAGAAGGTCCAAAGTTATTAACCTTTCAACCAGAAGATATTGTTGGTGAAGGGTTTACAGGAAAGAAAAGATTAACATCAGAGCAAACGGCTGAACAAGGTATAGCGGCTAAGATATATAATTTAATTAGTGATGTTGCTACTCAAGGAACTAAAGACGGTACGAACTATAGAAAGATATCGCCTACAGCTATATTAAAAAGTTTAGGTTCTGCCGAAAGAGAATTTCTTAGACGTAAAACAGATGACAAAGGTGTAACATTTGTTAAAAATGTTTTAGAAGATTTAGTTAAAAATAAGAAAATAGACAAGTCACCTATATATGGAGGCGATAAAGCTAAAGGTGTGCCAAGACAAAAACAAGGATTTATATATCACACTAAATCTCCATACGATACGAAAACACAAGAAGAAGTTAAACAAGCTGAGATTAATTCAAACAAAAGAAAACAACAACCAAAGAAAAAGACATCGATAAAATTAAGTAAACCAAGATTACAATTTACTTCTGAGGCAGACATGCAACAGAATATTCAAGAGTATAAATTTAATGATACCATAGACAAAATTATTGATAATGCTGTAACAGATTTGCCTGAGTCTGTTCAAGAAAAAACTAAACAATTTTTAACTATGACAGAGGCTGACAAAAAAGGCACAGTTAAAAATATACATGCGACAAATCAAGGTAATAAGGTTGTTGGTCAAATACAAAATATACAAATTAAATTACCGGGTTATTTAAAAAGTTTAGTTGCAGCTATTAATCCTAACAACCCAGACGATACTAAGTTTTTTGAAGAGACTGACCAAGATGGAAATAAAGGTGAGACAAAAGCTATTGAATATTTAAATAGTAAAATAGGTAATCAGACAGTTGATGTAGAAACAGTTGAGGATATAAACGAAATGCCTAATTTTTCAGTTGAAGAAAAAGAATCTGACATCTCAATACCAGACTTAATAAGAGTACAGAACAATAAAACAACAAAAGCTTTTAGCCAAGCTAAAGATAAACCAAACAAAAAAACAGTTAGTGACGATAAACAAATTACTGGTGGTGGTAATAATTTTTCAAACGAATTTACAGAACAAGCTGACGAAATAATAGAAGCTGTTGAAAGTGAAAGTGCCGATAGTGGTGGTACAGGAGAAACACCTCCAGGAGGACAACCACCAAGTGATCAAGAACCTCCATCAGAAGAACCAAGGATTGATCAGAATGTATTGCAACAAATAAGACGAGATCAAAGTAAACGAGTCGACAAAGCTTTAGATTTTTTTAAAGGACCACTTAACTCACTTAAAAAGTTTGGCAGTTGGTTTACTTCGGCTAACTTTATTGGTCGTCATAATAAAGGTATAGCCTTATATAATACACTTTTAAATTTAAGAACACAGTCAAGATCAGAAAAGATGGAACGTCAGTCTAGTATACTTAAACCGTGGACAAATTTAAAAACAAAAGATAGAGAAAGAAAAGTAGGTCTTGCGGCTGTCTATTCTCTTGCTTACAAGACCATACTACAACCAAATGAAAACGGTGAGATTGTTATTAGTGTTAATGATTTTAATAGGACTGATGGTCAGAATAAAAGAGGTCAAGATGTCGGTCTAACTGTAGTAAATTTAGCAGGGACAATTAATGAAGACCTTGTACTTGATGCTCAAGAAACCGAAGCCTATCTCTCGTTAGCTAAAGTTCAAGAATATCGTAGAGCTGATACCATTATGAATACATTGGATTCTTTAAAAAAGAAATTAAGCACGGACACAGATCAAGCTATATTTGAACAAATGAATGTAAGTATGGAGGATTTACTAACTCGTGAGGGACTGGATCAACTTGTTGAAAATTTAAATGAGGTTGCAAAAAATCTTAGAAATATGCCAGAGGCAACTGTGCTTCTTAAAAATGCTTCTAAACGAATTAAAACTATGGTTAATAATGCTGACACATTATACTTTCCACTATCAAGAAGAGGTGATAGGTTTGTGGCTGTTACAGAAAATTTTAAAAAGAAAAACGGAGAAATAGTTCGTAGAACAAAGTACTTCGAAACTTTTGATTCTAAAGATGGGTCTTCTAAAATTGTTATGGGTAAGGCGAATCGTATTGCAGAACAACTTCGAATCAAATACGATCCAACATTAACTGTTAAGGATAGAGATGGTAATGTAAAGCCTCAGTATGAACATTCAGGAATTCAAACAAATACAATAAAAGAATTAGAAAAATCTGTTGATAAAAACTTTTATGAATCTTTGGAAGCTTTTATATCAATGATGCCAAACAGTGTGCGCCTTGGTAATGAAACAGTTGATAAGATGTTAAAGAAAGCTAAAACTTTACGAGATGTAAAAGGCACACCAACATTTTTTAGAACAGCAAGGCTCATACCTGGATATGACTTTGATAATGTTTTAGTATCTTTAAGTGATAGCATTACATCATATGCAACATGGGCATCTCATTTTGAATTTGAAACAAAAATAATAGAAGCAAAAAATGCTGTTGTAAATGATGAAGCGACAACGGCTAGAGAAAGAGATTACATCGAAAAACTAGATAAATACATTAACGAAGACCCATACGAATTTCAAAACCTAAGACAACTAGGGTTTATGTTTTTCTTAACTGATGTTAGTGCAGCAACTATGAATACTTTTCAAGGCTTACCTGCTATGACATATATTAGTGCTTATGGTGGTATGAGAAAGTCGGCGGCTGGTCAAGTAAAAGCAATGAAAGATGTAATGAAACTGTTGAAACCATTTAAAGAATTAAAAAATCTATCAAACGATAGTGCAATTAGTTTGGAAAAAGTTATAGAAAAATATGGATCAACCATGCCTAGATTAAATAAAATAGAAAATATATTAGGATCAGTCATAGCACCTAATCGTACAAACGAATATTTAAACTCAGAACTTGATGGAATAATGAGAGATTCTGATTTAAATACTCAAGCTTTAATTAGAGAAGGTAAATTAAAAAGTGAAAAAGTATTTAGAATTATGGGCACGATGTTTACAACCACTGAGGTTTTAAATCGTCTTGCTACTTACATTAATAGTTATGAACTAACACGAAACAATAATGTGTTACACAAAGCTTTAAAATTTAATGCTTATGATCAGAACTTTAATGCCGCAATACAAGCTAAACTAGGTGTGGATACTCAAAATATACTTGATAACTTTGATACGTTTATACAGAACCAAGATAATCTTGAGGCTTTACGAGATCAAGTTGCGCAGACAGCTGTTGAAGAAACACAGTTCTTATATGGTCGAGAAGCAAAGCCAAGAGTTACAAGGGGTATAGGCGCATTGCTTTTACAGTTCAGTGAATACCCAACAATGATGTTACAATTAATGTGGAAGTTAGGTTTTAATAGAGGACCTGAAGGTAGACAAGCGATGGCTATGTATGGTGTTGCTTTAATACTAACCAGTGGACTGATGGGTTTACCATTCGCCGAAGATTCATCCGAGATTGCTGAGTTATCTTATCAATGGTTTACAGGTAAAAAAATTAACATAGAAGAAGAATATTATAAAGTGCTTGAAGGCATAGTAAGTCCTAATGTAGCTGAAGCATTATTAAAAGGACAACTTAATATGGCTGGTTTAAGTATAGGTCCACGTGTTGGTTTAGGAACACATCCTGTAACAGGTGGGTTGATTGATGTATTTATGGGGGACGGTGGTATTAACAAAGCCAGTGTACCCGCACTTAGTATAGGTCGTGGTTTGTTTGATGCTTTAAGTTATATGCAAGTTGACGATGCCCATATGGCAACGGCTTCTGTATTACCTAAACCATTTGCAAATTTTGTAAAGGCAACAGCTTTAAAACAAGGTGGTTATAGAACACGTAACGGTGAGATTATTGTGCCACCACAAGACGTAAGTAATTATTCAGCTTTTTTACAAGCACTAGGATTTACACCTACCGAAATAGCCAGACAAAGGGAAATGAATTACCTTATGAAATCTGGTAAAGATCCCGCTGCTTTATTAAGACAAAGGTTTTATAGAAGAGAACAGGTGGCTAATGCAAAAAGAGATAGAGGTGTGCGTGAGAATAGACCTGACGTTGTTAGAAGTGCTGAGAGAGATTTAAGAGAACTATATGAAGACTTACGAGAACACAATCAAAAAGCTAGATCACAGGGAGAATATAATTTACAGATTAGACTTGATCCTAAAACAACACGGTCAAATATAAACGAAAACAGAAGAGGAATGCAGAACACTTATAACAACCAACCATTAGATTCACAAAGACGACAAAGGGAACGTACAAAATACATGCCGCAATAGTATTGACTAACATTATTAAAAGTATATATTTAACTATATGAAAGACGTCCACGTGGCGATCGGTTGGGACTCAAGAGAAATAGATGCATACGAAGTGTGTGCTCATTCCGTTGTAAGACGATCGTCTATACCTGTGGCTGTCACTCCCCTCATGCATAATAATTTACGATACTTTAAATTGTTTGATCGTGAATGGCGCATTGATAAGAACGGACAACACTGGGACGTTAAAGACAACGCACCTTTTTCTACGGAGTTCAGTCATACTCGGTTTCTTATTCCAGAACTAGCAAGAAGAAACAAAGTAAAGGGGTGGGTAATCTTTTGTGATTGTGATTTCTTATGGCTTGATGATATAAAAAATTTACTTGATGAACTAGATGATAGCTATCCAGTAATGACAGTTAAGTTTAATTATCACCCAGAAGAAAATACTAAGATGGATAATAAGATACAGACAAAATACAACTGTAAGTTGTGGTCTTCGCTTATGGCTTTTAATATGGATCATAAATCTAACAAAGAATTATCTTGTTATGATGTCAACGATATGAAAGGTCTTGACCTTCATCAATTCAAATGGCTCTCACGAGGGCCTGCTAGTGTAGGAGAACTCAACCCAAAATGGAATTATGTTCCAGGTATAATGGGGGAACATACCCCGCTTACACCATCAGCTGTTCACTTTTCTTTAGGTGGTCCGTGGATGAGCGGTTATGACGACTGTGAGTATGCAGACAAATGGTTTGCTGAAAAAGCTCACATGGATTACCAACATGGATCAACATTAAAGGATATGAAATGCCTACATTTTCACTTGTAACGTCGTTTCGCGGCGACCATTGGAATGTCTATGCAAAAGAATGTATAGATAGTTTTGTAAAATACTGGCCTAAAGAAACTAAATTATATGTATATTATAATGACTGGCCTGAATGTGGTCTACAGAACTATGACCCTAATAGAGTCGAGTTCATTAACCTCATGAATCAATCAAAAGAACTCTGTCAGTTCTTTTCTAAACATAAAGATAAAAAAGATGACCCTAACTGGCGAACCGATGTAAAGAGGTGGGCCTATAAAGTGTACACTGAGTATGACTTCTTTGTTAAGAATGCACCTAAATGTGATGTCGGTATATGGCTTGATGCTGATACCGTTACGTACAAAAAGGTAACTATGGATGATATCCAAAAGTGGATCCCAGAAGATGTCGATATATCTGTGCTTGGTCGAACGGCTGTCAACTATATCGAGGCGGGGTTCTTAGCTTTACGTATGTCTGATCTCAACAAGGCTTTGTTTGCTGATATGTTTGGGGTGTGGAACACGGGTGAAGTGTATAACTATCGTGAGTGGCATGATGCTTTTGTATTGACACGTATAATTAATTTACATCAAGCGCATGGTCTCAAGGTACATAACCTTTCACCACACTGTGCCGACCTCAATGCATTTGAGGCCTCACCGTTAGTCCGACACATGTATCACAACAAAGGTATGTTGAAGTTCAAACAACAACAAGCTAGTCAAGAACCGCCAAATACTAAAGTACAAGCGCAGAAGGAAGAAGGCTCAACTAAGAAACCAATTGTAGTTACACCACAAGATTGTATGCCGATAGAAGATATCCGTATGAATATCATAACTAATTCTAAAAGAGTTGACTCTAAACTAGAACGATGTAAATGGAACAACGAAGAAGTTATCATTGCATCAGCTGGTCCATCTCTTATGAAAGACATTGGTAAAATAAAAGAGATGCAAGCTAAGGGTACAAAAGTTGTATGTGTTAAGCATAGTCACAACACATTGATAGATAATGGTGTAATACCGTGGTCTTGTACAATACTTGATCCGAGACCATTCAACGAAAAATCTACACACGGTTATGTACGTAAAGATTTACTAGCTAAACCGCATAAAGATGTTATGTACTGGGTAGCAACCATGTCTAACCCAGAAGTAGTTACACATCTACTAGAACATAAATGTAAAATTGTAGCTTGGGATGCCTATTGTAATGCAATTGAAGGTTGGGATTATTTTAAGAACAAAACATTAATTACTGGTGGCACTTGCGCAGGTATGAGAACTATTGGTATGCTACATACATTGGGTTTTAGATCCGTACACTTGTTTGGATTTGATTCATCAATTGAGGGCGAGCCAAAAAATAAGAATGAGTTAGCCGAGGATGGGAGAAAGAAATGGCTAAAGGTATCTGTTGGCGAAGAGAATGAACCACACTGGACAACAGGTGAGTTACTAGCTCAAGCCCAAGACTTTGAAAAACTTATGCAAAGAGAAGAAGTCGATATAGATATCCACGTGCACGGTGACGGTCTTGTCAAAGCACTGTGGGAAGATGGTCTTAAAGATAAAAATAAACAATTAAGTTACAAGGAGTTATTCGATGACATCCCGTAAAGTAGTCGGTGTATTTTTAAACTCGGCTGTACATCAACCACATGTAAATACATTAACAGCCATGACTCATGGTATTAGAGAAACAACAAACGACCTAGTATTCTTATCTAACTCAACAGAATATATGGAGTGTGACGTAGCTATCATATTTGGATCTTGGAAGGATAGAAGAATATCTCATCATCTATTAAAAAACAGTGTAGTTAATAAACACAAAGGTGACCTACTTGTTATTGAGACACCACTACTAGGTAGAACAATAACTGAAGATCATAAGTATTATCGTGTTGGTAAAGGACACTACATGAATACATTAGGTACCTTTAACAATAAAAATTCTCATAAGGATAGATGGGGTATAATTAAAACAGACCTTGACCTTGGGATTAAGGACTGGAGAAAAGATGGAGACTATATACTATTCTTAATGCAGCTACCAGGTGATGCGGCTACGGCTAATGTAGAAATATTACAATGGTTACGAGAAGAAATAATTAAATGTAAAAAGGTATCGAAGAGACCTATAAGAGTACGGATGCATCCTCTTATATCGTCTTACGATCTGTCTAAATTTGAGGAGTTTGTAGATGGACAAGAAAATGTTACTATGGTTTATGGAAATAAAGACCCAATTTATAAAGACTTGCAAGGCGCTTGGGCAACTGTTGGATACTCGTCGGGAGGTACTGTGGATAGTCTGCTTGCTGGTGTCCCTGTTATTACACCTAGCAATCTTAACTTTGCTTATCCAATCAGCTCCCACGATATTAGTTGTGTAGAGAATCCAAAGATGGAAGATAGACAACAACTGTTTAACGACTTAGCTTACACACAGTGGACTGTAACAGAGATGGCTCATGGTCTACCATATAAACATTTATTGGAAAGAAAATGACAACATACATAATTATAAACGTAATAATATTCCTATTGTTTTAGATGACAGATAAAAAGAAACCTGAAGACGTAGTTGTTAATTTATTTAAAGACACTAACGAACATATCATGACTGCTGACATGGCTAAACAGTTTCCGCCAGATCATTTTAATAAATTAGTTATAAATCAAATAGATGTTATTAAAGAAGATGCCAGTAAGCACGAAGCCACTGGTGTCATGACTGTTTTGTTTGATGATAAAGGACCCTTGGTAGATTACTTTGCTGGTAGTATTAACTTACATATGGCCTATGTTTTGATGGACCAACTAAAAGATGTTATACTAGAGAAAATTGAAGAAGGAACTAAGTAATGTTAACAGCACTCATCGGTCCAGTTACTGGGCTACTTGATAAATTCATAGAAGACAAAGACCAAAAAGCACGCCTAGCTCACGATATAGCTACCATGTCACAGAAGCATGCGAATGCTTTAGCAAAAGAACAAGCCAAAGCTAACACCGAAGCAGCTAAACATCCAAGCATGTTTGTAGCAGGAGCACGACCAGCAATCATGTGGGTCTGCGCAATAGGTTTATTTGTAAACTTCTTTATACTACCACTAATGACTTGGTTCACAGCCTTGTTTGCACCAGAAATTAGTATGCCAAACTTTATAGATACTGGTGAACTTATTTCTTTAACGATAGCCTTACTCGGAATGGGAGGCTTACGTTCTTTTGAAAAATCAAAAGGGGTTGCAAGAGAGAACATGAAGAAGTAAAATATAATAATCAGTGGGCTGCGGTCGTAAAGGCAACCAGCACTGTTTGTTAACCTTTAACAAATGGAGTTGATTATGTGGTCTAAACCATCAATCACGGTTGTATCTGTTGGTCTTGAAATCAATAGCTATGCTTGTGCCGAAAAATAAGGGAAGGGGCGAATTAGCCCCACCCATTACAATTCTTTACAAACCTCTTAGAGGTAATAGATTTCCAAATAGTAATAAAAGAAACTTGTTAGGGTATAGATGTCCGATAATTTGTTTGGGCAAAAAAAATCCCTAGAGGTTTACATTACCCACCCCTAGGGATTATTGACGACGTTGGTGTTCACTTCTAAATATATATTATTTAGTAGCTTGGTCAAGTAAATTACGAACAATTTTAGAAGATGATTCTGTCTTAGTTCCACCGATATTAAACAACATAGGAATATTATTCTCAAGACAATATGTCATCTCTGGTGTAGATGTAGGTATACGATCACCACCATTAGCAAAAGCAAAATCCATATCGTTCTTAACAAACTCTTTTAAATTATTTACTACAGTATCGTCATCATCTTTTGCTTTGATAACTTTGTCTATATATTTGTTTGAACTTAACACAAGCTCACGTTCGTCATAGCTTAGTAAGTTATAACCTTTCTTTTTTTGTAACCATTCGTCTGTATTAACAATTGCCCACACAGTTCCGAACTCATAAGCTTGTTTGAACATATTTATATGTCCAGAATGTAGGGGATCAAACCCCCCACTCACTACTATAATCATGATGTATCCTTATAATATCGTTTTCATCTAGTTTTTCACCCTCCCAAACCTCGAATATCCTTGTATGCCTATTAGAAGCCCGTACACAATGAACAGTATTTTTTGGGATATAAACTCTATGACCAGGTAGAAACGTCCACCAGTGCTCATCTATGAGGGCCGTTACTTCGCCTTCAAGTATTTTCCAGTGTTCATTTCTATATTTATGGTATTGAACGGACATTGCTCTATTTGGATAGACATTTAATATCTTTATAACTATTTTTGGTGTAGCTTTTAGAACTCGATATGTTCCCCATGGTCGTACTACTAAATTTTTCATGTAATAGAAGCCATAAAAATACATATCAGCTGTATAGCTAATACATATAATGAAAATTTAAGAAGTCCCCACAAGAATTTATCCATTATCTAAACGGTGGCCCCATAAACCAACACACTAAACTGTGTCGTGTTCCTTCTGTTACTGCTTTTATTCTGTGTAAATAAAAAGATGGGAAGATAATCATATCACCTTTATCTTTAAATCCTTCAATCGGTTCTATCTTACCGTCCATGTTTTTAATTTGTAAGATGCCACCCTTGTAATCCTCAAAGTTAGACAACTGTACAATCATAGATAACTTTCGTATCAATCCTGGATATGGTCCGTCCATCTCTGGTGGGTATATATCTCTGTGCCATTGGTAATGTTGTCCTTTTGTATACTCAGTAAACTGAGGGCACTGTAAGTTAGTCACATCAAAACCATAATCTTGTTTATTTATTTGCGATGCAACTTCACACAACTTAGGAACAATCCAATGCTCAAGAGGATACCATTTAATCTTAGAGTTTCTATCTTTCTTTAAGTCCGCCTCTTTTTTCCACATAACACCAGCCAACTGTTCCGAATAATCTGGTGACTCTTTTACCATCTCATCACATAACTTTATCGGAACAGCTTTCGGTATAGTTATAAATGTTTTATACATCCACAACCTCACATGACCCAGCACTGCATGCAAGAGTTTGGGAGGACTTGGTGTGATCCTCTTGCTCATGCAATGCTAGTTCATTCCAATTAATTTTATTTGGTTGGTTCTTTTTTAACTTGTGATATTTTATTTCATCTATATCTTCATACGGTGCTTGTTGATACACATGCCCAAAGTTAGGTAAGAAAGATATACCACTAAGATCATCAAAGTTTCTCCAACACCAGTCAGCTACACCAAGCCACTCATCTTCATCCACTGATATAGTTACACTTGGTTTGTGCTCGCACCAATGTTTGGCATAAACTAACCAATGGTCTAATTGTTCAATAGCCGTACGTTTATTACGAGTTATGCACCCACTTGGTGCTTTCTCTACAAATGAAAAGACAGATGTAGAATCTGGTTTCATAACACAATCTTCTATTGGTATATTCTGAGTTTGTAAGAATTGTGTTAGTGGATCTTTCTTATCTCCTCTAACTCTACGAATGTAATAATCATTGTGCCTTGCATGTATACCAGATGCAGCATTAACTAATTGTGATACTGTGCCTGATGGTTTAACACAAGTAATAGCCGTAGCTTGGTTGATACCAAATCGTTTAGACCATGTCTTATTAACAGCTACTGCTTTATCTTTTAATTTCACAAGCAACTCTGTTAGTACAGCTTTGTTATAAATATTTCCAGATAATATTTTATGATCCATGATACCAGTTAAAGATACTCCGAGTAATCTTTCTTTCTCTGTTGTATCTTTCCATTGTCTTCGTAGATATTTAAAGTTTGTTAAGGTAGCTTGCATAGTACCAAGTATAGTAGCCGCCTCAACCTTATCTAGTAAGTCTTCTTCTTTATCGCTCTCACGTACCACTACTTCGGATAAGTTACAAAATTGGAAAGGTTGTAAAATTATTTCCGAACACGGATTAGTTCCAAACTCAAAGTCAGCGTCTCTTCTTTTATTACGTGATGCAACTTTCTTTGAGGCTTGTCTGTTAAAGATACCGCGTTCACCACTACCAGATTTATATAGCGCTAACCATTCTTCCATAAAAGTTCCAATGTTATCTGGCTTGGTTTCATATACGGCAGAGTTATTTGATAGCGCACGTTGTGCCTCAACTCTATACCATTCACCAGACTTCGCATCTCTCATGTCTCTATCATCAAGGTCTGATAAACTAATCATAGCCGAACGTCTTACTCCTCCAACAACAACAATCTCACCTACTTTACAGACAAGATCGTGACACTCAAGTGGTGTTAGTTGTCTGCCTTTTGCTTTAGTAAAGGTTTCAATGGCGAAGTTGAAGAGGTCGACAAGAGGTGCAGGTCCAGAAGCTCGGCCGCCGAAAGTGTTAAGTCTTGCTCCTGATGGTCGCACATTAGATACATCCCACCTTGGGACTTGCCCGGCATACAATAGTGTAACGATTTCCCTAAATGCTTTTGCCCAACCAAGCTTGGAGTCTCTGACCATAATAACAGTCTCTGTATTGTGAAACTCATCAGCAACACTAGGCAAATTTCTGGTATATTTTTTCTCAACACTAAAGCCAACTCCCGTCCCACACATAAGTACATATAATATTTCATCAAAAGCTTTTGGGTGATCTACTGGAACATAAGAACAATTATACCCAGCTATGTTTTCTTTTTCCAAGGCTGGGCCCGCAGTCATTAGTGCCCTCATTGATGGCATGACATCTAACTTCATGACTTTATTAGATAAATAGTCCATAGTTTTTTTATCTAAATCATAGTCACAATTCTTTTTTAGTTGTTGTTTAAAGAAATTAAAGTACCGACTTACAGTTTCGTGCCATTCCTCTCTTCTCTTTTCTTCTGGTAACCATCTAGCATATCTAGATTTGTGTATAAATTGTTGGTAAACAGTTGGTAATGTCGTCATGGTCTCCCTTTCATTTTAATTAAGTTTCTAATATGTATTAATGTCATTACTACATTCAGTACCATCATAAAGTATAGACCCTCTTGGATAGTCCATGACCACCAAAAAAACTGGGAGCAAATACCAAACAACGGTGCCTTTCGTGACCCGTTTCCGTACAAGTATACTGACACACATGCACTGAGTGAGCAGATTATTTCAAGTATCGGAAGTTCTGATACTATCATTCTTTTTCTAGCAATTCAATATATCTATTTAAATACCATCGAGCTTTCTGTAAATCCTCTAGTCTTTTGCCTTTGTAATTACATCTCCAAGAGTACTTCATTACTTGTCCACGTAGGTATCCTCTGTATTCTTCAGGTGTAAGCGCAGCTTCGATAGCTTCTATACACTCGACACCTTTACTATTATATTTGTAATGGGGTGGGTTGTTTACTAAATCATCTGTCATTTTTTGTCCTCTCCATGTGTCATGTTTAGTAGTACATTTAATCTCTTCCTTTGAAAGTCTGTATTATTAGGTTCATGAATGAGCTTACGAGCAAAAGACCGCACTTGACTATAATGCAGACCAGCAAGATCACAAACATCGACGAACCAAGAAGCAGTAACCCCAACAGATTTGCTAAACCAACGAACAGCTTCTTCCCTAACATGTACAGCTTCTTTAGTGGTGTTATTATTATCGTTACTAGCATCGAGTAAAGCTTGGTATATAACGGCTCTGAATAATGCTCTTTCATTCTCTCCCTCTTTATTTCCCTCGGTGGTCGTATCGAGTATAGGGTCTAAAACTATTCGGGTTTGACTTTGGTTTAACAAAGATTTCTGTTGTGTTAATTTCTTTTGGTCGTTCATCTATCCAGTCCACTGGTACAAATCGTTCTGCCCATATAAAATTATTATTAGTTAGCCAATCACCATAAGTTGTTTTGCTAGTTTTGTAAAGTTTATTCCTAGAATTCTGTAATACAAATCTAATATCTAAGTCGGGTCTTTGCTTTTTAATATACAAATGCTTGGCTCTATCTTCTCTTGTTAATTGTCCTTTAAGTTCTATTATAATACCGTTTGTTAATATAATGTCTGGAGTATATGTCCTTTTAATCTCTGGAACTAAATAAGGTATGACAAGTGTTTCATATTCAAACTTAACTTTATCTTCATCAAGCCTAGCACAAACAGTAGCTTCAAAGATGGATCTATAAAATCCTTTTTCTTTTCTTAATACACTCATGGTATATCTTCTGAAACATTAGGTTCGCTAACCACTTTGGTTAACCATCGTGGCCCTTTACTGTAGATAAACTTTCGTAATCCTTGTCCATCATTAGCATCAGACCAACAGTCAACTTTATATGCGCAGTAAGAACAACCAATACTTAACTTCATGTTACCTGATACTCCGTCTGGTTCTTCATCGTAACATTTTGGTGGTGGTTTGTTCTTATCCTTTAATACTTTTCGTAAATGTTTAATTCTTTCTCGTGCATTAGGTATATCTGATTTATGTGGACGGCATAATGCAAGTGCTCCACTTTGTTTATCAATAGCAAGAAAGCCTACCTCATCGTTCTTATTTGCCTGTGAGTATGCAGCAATCTGATGAAGATAACCAAAGGCATCTGTCTCTGGAGTAAGATCATTCTCTCTAAACTTTCTGAATCCAAACTGTGATGCTGACTTAACATCAACGACAACTCCATCTATTACTGCATCTTGGTGACCGATAACTCCATCAAGGTCTAATGTTCTCTGTTCATCTGTGACAGAATGTCCTGCCGTTTTAGCTAGTAATAATAGAAGTGCTTCTAACATATGCCCATATAAAAACTTTATTCGAACATGAGATGGCATATGCTCTCTTAGTTCTGATTTGTATAACTCATACCACAATTGTCTGTCTGGTTTGCCGAGGCTCGACATACGAATACCTCGGCTACCGGATTGTTTCTCTGTTAGAGAAGTAAGAACAGCATCTTTCATACTCTCTGCAAATTCATTTAAATTATTTGTTGTGGGTTGATTAGTGTTGCCCTCGTCAAACAATTTGTAAATATCTTTTACAAGAGTATCTATGCTTTTCTTATCTGACATTAGAATGGAAGTGTTTCGTCTTCCAATCCATCTTTCTTAGTTGCTCCGTTAGTTGGAGCCTGGTATCCAGACTCTTCACCGAACTCATCTAAGTTTTCAGAAGGACTGTACTCAACTAGTTTAGTTACTTGTACAGCTTTTAAAGATGAGCCAACACCTTGGTTACCACCGACATTATAATCGTATGTATCAAAAGCTACATTAATTTGTGAGCCATTGCCGATTAAAACATCAGGACTAATTGGTGTCTTCTTAGAATCTACAACACGAGGTGCAGAGTTCTTTGTACCATCCTTACGAGTGTACTTTCTTTTGATAGTAACGAAATCATTTCTCTCGTCACCCTTGTTTTTAATACGAGGACCAAGACCCAAATCTTGTAGTTGTTTCTTAGTCTTTGAATCCACTGCTACGTCAATAGAAAAGATACCTTGTTCATTGTATTGATCGTAATGTGGTTGGTGGACTTTCGCCCAATAAGCAGTGCCTGAAATTACTGGCATATTTATCTCCTTAAATTAAAAGTTTATAAAAGTTATTAAAATTAGTGTCTCAATAAAGAAACACCTCGACAGTATACCATACTATCAATAGTGTCAACAGTTAGTGGGTTTCTTTCCAAGTCGTGCCGATTGAATACTCACTATCTAGTGGACATCGTAAGTCAAATTGTATCTCTACATTTTTCATTGCCTCCTTTGTAATGTTGCCAAAATCTACAGCTTGTTCCTTACGGACTTCAAACTGTACCTCATCATGGACGTTAGCCACTGGCTTGGCATCCAAGTTCTGCTTGTCGACCTCATCAATTATATTGAGTAGCCATTGCTTACATATAATTGCACCCGCTCCTTGAATAAGTGTGTTCAAACTAGAGTGAATGGATCGTGCAAGTAGAATCCTTTTATCAAGCGCAACCAATTGGTACTCACCATACTTGCGCTTACGTTGTCGTAATAAATTAACTAAGTTACTTGTTAAAGTTTTCATACCTTTAACTTTATTTATAAATCTCTTACGACTACCTAATCCAGCAACCGTATCACCGCCTACTATCTGACCTAGCTTTGCATCTCCAGCTCCATAGATAAATGCATAGACCCAAGTCTTGGCCGTTGGCCTATCTTTTAATCCGATAATCTTTTGATTATATGTATGTATGTCACCATCAACTACTTGCTCCGTGAACTTTGGGTTCTGTAAGTAGTGGGCAAAGCATCGTAGTTCTAAACCACTAGCATCCGAACCAACTAAACAATACTTATTTGGATCTTGTATAGTCCATAATGAACGACACTCTTTACCGTAAGGTGAGTAACTTGCTGGGACTTGTGCCATATTAGGGCCATAGTGACTCATACGAGATGTCACACAACCCAGTGTTATAACTCTACCGTGCACTCGGTTATCATCTTTAACATTCTTCAACCATGATTGTATTTGTGATACACGTTTCTCATACAACAGATACTCTGCAATCATCTTAGCCTCTGGATACTCCAACTCTTTCAAAACTTTTTCATCAATAACTGGTAGACCAGTTGGTGTAGTTTTACTTGGTACCCAATCATATTTCTTTTGCAATCGTTCTGCTATTTGTTTACGAGAACTAGGGTTGAACTCATCAACATGATCCTTTAATGGTTTGTTGGTTGTCTTATGAAATCGTGGTGTATATATTGTGGGGAATATAGTTTTTAAATCTTTCTTTAAATCTTCTGACTTTGTCTTCAACTCTTCTAACAAATCATGTGCCTTGTTTATATTTAAATAGAATCCATTCTTCTCTTGTTGGTCTATGATTCTTCTGATGCGATGTTCCATACGTACACTTTCAACACTGAACCGTGTTATCTTTGGCGCTAGGTGTTGCATAAGTTTACGTGTGACATATACATCTTGTTGGCAATACTTCAGCATCTCTTCTGAATATTCCTCGAAGTCTTTAAACTCTAGCTTACCACCTCGTGTTAGTTTCTTACCCCAAGATTTTAAACTATGACCACCATCTATGTGTGCATTAATCATTTGAGATATAAGAAGTGTATCAATAATATTTTCCAAAGGAATTGTTATACCTAATAATCTTTCTAGCACTGGACCATCGAAGCTTATACCATTATGCATAATGTATTTACGTTCGTGGTTATGAAACTCTTTGAACTCTTTACATCCTTGCTCTTGTATAAAGTCTCTCTGTTCTCCAGTTGCATAGTCTTGAATACATATACAATGTACCTTGGTAGCATCTAAACTATCCGTCTCTATATCTAGAACTACTGTGTCAAATTTTGAATCCATCATTCACCTCCTTGAAGTCATCGTTGTCTTTGGTTTTGGGGTTAGATATTTCAGTCAAGCGACCACTATCTTTATGCCATTGTAACCAACAACATGGGCCAGTCTCTCCACTAAATCTGTTCTTCAGTATACGAACTATAGTTTGGTTTCTCTTCTCCATATCTTCTGCTTGTCCGTTTCTTTCTAATGAGAAACAAAAGTCAGAGAGTTGCGCAATACCATGCGAACCTCTGAGTTGTGACAGACTAACTATCGCACCTTCTTCGTGTCCACTATCTGAACTAGCTCGTCTACTTAAATGAGATACCAACATCAGATGTATGTTCTGTTCTTGGACTAGAGTTCTGAGCCTTGTCATTATACTATCGATTGCTCTTCTCTCATTGTCACCAGTCATAGCCGATACAATCATAGTTAAGTGATCGAGTATAATAAACTTACAATCTAATCCACTAGCTAGGTATTGTACTTTAGATATAATGTTATCGATATCAGTAGAACCAAAGTGATCCCACATTCTTACTTTGTTTGTACCAAGGGTAGCCTCCCATGCTGCACGTTTCTCTTCCATAGTTGATTCACAGAATGGTAAGTGCAGTGGTTTGTTGGCATGTACAGACATGATACCTTTGGTTGTTCGTTCAATAGATTCTTCTAAAAATAAACAACCAACTGAATGATTACTGTTCTTTATTATGTGGTAAGCTAGTTCTCTCATTACACTAGACTTACCTATACCTGACCCCGCAGTGTACGTACATAACTCACCGAGTCTCATACCATAAGTCATAGTATTCATACCCTCCCACGGATAAGGTATTGATTCAATTACCTTTTCATTAGCAATAAGATCCCATGTATTCTCACCAAGTATGATACCCTCTGGTGTATAGGCTTGTGCAGAATAATATCGTTTAATAAAATCTTCTTTTTTGTTCTGAACTAAATAGTCGTTAGGATCTTTGAGTGTAAGATTTACAATGAATACTTTATTTGGTGGAAATAGTTCAGCGACTCTTCTGCTCGCCTCACGACCAGGCTCGTCATTATCAAAACAAATATATATTTTTTCGTAGCTATTAATATACTCATATTGTTTCTTACAATCTGTAACAGCTCCAGCTGCGCCTGTCCTAACACTAACGACTGTATAATTTTTAGGTGAAAACATTTCATAGACAGACATTGCATCAATCTCTCCCTCACATATTGTTACCACCTTATTGTTAGCAGAACTAAATAAGTGTTGGCCAAACAATAAAGCTTTCCCAGTCTTACCCTCCACTGTGAATGATTTATCGACAACTCTTCTGACCTTGGTTGCAATGTGGTTACCCTCACTATCGTAGTAGGGGTAGTGGTGTTTATATAGATTAGGTTTAGTATCGTTAGTGGTTGTCACACCAAAGAACTCACAAGTCTTTTGGCTTATCTTTCTTTCAGTAATAGGTTTACTAACACCTAGTGGTATAACTTTCGGCGCCGAGCCTTGAATTTTTGTGTCATCTCCGAGCAGTTCCTCAAGTCGGGTCTTGTCCTTGGGAGGTTCAGTGTAGTTTCGGCACGAGAAACAGAAGCGAGAGCCGTCGGCATATAAAGCATTGGCATCCGATGATCCACACTTATCACAACTGGTGTGTCGTATAAACCTTTTTGGGTCATAATTTATTGTCATATGTCGTCTCCTTATTTTTGCGGGTCTTGCCCTATAAATACATCCTCTAATTATTTTTGTCAAGGGGTTGTCAGATTTCGAAATCAATGATAGCCTATCCCCATATACAGAGGGGGACTATATATAGTCTAATACTAGTCTAGTGTTAGTCTAATGCTAGTTCTATATATATCTCGTATAACTATATATATCTCTTATAACTATATATATCTCTTATAACTATATATATCTCTTATAACTATATATATCTCTAGATAACTATATATAACTATATATAGTGGCCACACCCTTTGTTTCTACCTGCGAAGTTCTGTGTCCTCCCATGACAATTACGACAGAGCACCATCGAGTTTGACAGACGGTTGTGATAGCGATTCCCATCGATATGATGGAACTCCATCGGCGCCTCTTCTGCCCCTACTTTACATTGGTGACAATGCCATTGGTTAGTATCCTTGAGATAAGATATGATGAGTCTCTTCTTACCAACAGACTTACCCATATGTTCATCTCGTTCTATTTTAGTATTACGAATATGTTTGCGATGCTTTTGTTGGCAGACATTATCACAATACTTATTCATTGTATTGTTCCGTCTTGGTTGTTCTTTGTTACAATAGTTGCAACGGAAAACACCTGGATCTTTCTTGATCCGTTTAGGAAACTTGGTGTTATTAGTAATAGCTGAACACGTCATGGAACAATACACATTCCGTGAGGATGTGACCTCATTATCACACCCTACTCTTTTGCAACTCGTCATTTGAAGTTGACCCTCACTACGTTATCTGATGCCTCAGTGTCACAAGGTCTATCATCCGTAGAAGTAGTAACTTTACTTGCAGTTGACTTCTTCTTAGGCAGATAAAGTATTTCATACATAGCATAGTTAATTAAATGCTCAACCTCTTGGTCACTCATGTTTTCTATGTCCGTTCCATTTCTTACAAGATCAATGACCTTTGTAAGTTCTCTCTTTAAAACTGATAACTTCATTATTGTTTCTCCTTGTCAGTTCGTGGGTTAAATATATCCTCAAAGATAGCTTCAACAACATCAACATATTCTTCTTGAGAATATCTTTTAATTGATACTGTTTGTACTATATCTTTGAAGTGTTTTATCTTAGCTAATGCATAGACTATCTCTACATCAGAAAGAATCTCGTCGTCGTTTATATCTGATCCGTTACTTTTTACCATGGAAATACTCCCTCTTATCTTTGTATTGTTTATATGTATCACATTTTACTGCGACAACTTTGCCGTTAGACTCACCGTACTGCTCATAGATTTGAGAGACGATAGGTTCACACTCATTGTATACTTTTGGTAAAGTCTTCTCGTATAACCGAGAGTTAACTTCAATCCAAAAGGTTATGATCACTGGTTCAATCATGATTATTCCTTTGTCTTATAAGATGGAACTTCCAACCAATACACATATGCCCAGAGTTTATTCCATCTCGGTTAATATTCAATCGTTTAAACTCTTGTTCAACGATCGGTTCTAGGTTGTCACAGTTCTTTCGTTCCATGACAAACCTCTCCTCCACACCAGTTGGTGTAGAGAAAACTAGATATAAAGCAAAGAGTTCTTTAGTCATCAATCCCCACTATCTCATAATCAGGGTTATCATTTTGTAAGTACTCTTCAGCATCTTGAATAAACTGAGTTCTTTTAAAATAGATTCTCATATTCTTACCCTCATCATATTCAATATACTGATTGATATCTATGTTATTTGGTTTAGTCATCTTTACTCGCTTCCTTTCTCGCTTCTAGCACTTTCTGATGTGCCGTTAATATTAAATGTGTAGCACTTGAATCCTCTGGAGCATGAAAGTAACATGCATCCATGAGGGTTGTCATAGCACCAACAAACAGATTCTGTCTGTTAACAATCTCAGCTTCTAGATTAGTGATTAACTTTACTGTCTCGTCTTGAGCATACTCTCGCTCTTGTGAGTCATCATCATCATCATCGTCCTTGTCATCTGAGTAGTCAAAGCCGTTAATATCTTTTAACATATTGACCCCTCTATAAATAGATGACCACCTCCGTTACCCTCTTCGTCTTGGCTAACGGCTACCTCAATAGTTCTATCTCCTTTCTTCATTATCAAAATAGGGAAAGCTATATCGTCCTCCTCCTCTAATCTAAAATCAATTATGGTATAACCTTTTAGTTGACCAAAATATTTCTTGGCAAATTTTTCATATGTTGTCATTAGTCTGTCTCCTTTAAAATAATGGTTCGTATTCTCTACCTTGCAGTAGCATTTCTTCGTAGTAGTCGGCTTGTGTCTCATACCACATAGCCTTGTTGTCCTCACCTTTCACTCTAGACATTCGTGCTTGGTGACGACAGTCATTCATTGCTTGTTCGCAATGTATGAATCGTGGGTCATTACTCCTCATAGTGCTCCTTTATTAGTTTGTTAATATTAGTAAGTAATTGTTCAACATCATCCGTCGTGCCTACCTCGTTGATGCTATCACCATCCGTGGAAAAATCTTCTTCTTCCTCCCACATACGGTTTTCTTCTTCCCAATTGGGAATATCTTTTTCTGTTCCGAGTCTAAAGGTTTTACCTCCATTCTCTTCCACTATTCTTGCATATATTTTAGCACCAATAGACTTGCTCATGATTGTCCTCCTTTGTTACAGTTACTATTGATTTAAATAATTGATAGGCAATCTGTGGCACTATGGAATTACCAAGTGCCTTTATTCGATTGGCTCTATCTTTGTCCAGTTCGTAGGATATCCCATGAGGAACTCCACGAAGTTTGGATTCAGTTTGCCACCAGGATTTAGTTTGTTCACTACATCGTTTAGTTTCGCTCCAAACTTTGTTCCAGTTTTTAGCCTCGTCACTGACCATCCCTTTGAGTTCTGACTCACTGTGTCTGGTGGTGCCACTACATCCATCTGACAACTCGCCGATGGTGTTGGATACATTGTGTCCAATGATCCAGACTCTTTTTCTTTGGTGCCAAGCACCGATGCCTGAAGCCGGAACAACAAGACATTGGACTTGGAAACCCTCTTTCTCCAAGTCATCTTGCACTTGTCTGAGTACCATGCCGTCTTGGATGTTAACAATTCCGTCAACATTTTCTCCAATAAACCATTCTGGTTTTGTTTCGGCAACGACTCTAATAGTTTCATCCCAGAGGTATCTGTCGTCATCTGTTCCTTTTTGTTTCCCTGCGACTGAGAATGGTTGGCATGGGAATCCTCCACTGACAATTGTAACTCCATCTGTTTCATAATCTTCTCCTTTCACTGTTCTAATATCAGATATGATTGGTGTGTTACTCCAATGTTTACGTAATACTTTCTGACAGAATGGGTCTTTCTCTACAAAGGCTACAGTTGGTATGCCGTTAGCCTCTGCACCAAGAGAGAACCCACCGATGCCAGAAAATAAATCTAGTAGTTTGTGTTTCATATCTCCACCTCCTCGTGACCCTCACCACTATCTGGACAGTAGTATAATGTTTCATCTACTACCTCAGAATCGTGTTGTTCTAAGTCCCAATCGATAGCGCCATCTCTCATTCGTTGTAACTCTTGTTGAGCATCTGCATCAGAGTGAGCCTCGAACCATCGTTCACTTATCACAGTCTCAGTTACAACATAACGATACATTCTAGTAGGTGCTTTTTCTTTAAGAGCATCTCGCTCTTTAATGCACCTCTTCAATCGCATCTGAAGATTGTGTACCTCTTGTTGCTTTTGGTTTAGTTGTTCGAGTGTAAAGCTTGTAGCTTTTGTCATACTGCCTCCTTTTTAAATTGATTAAGCTTAGTAATGAACTTGTCGTAGTAAGTTTTATCGTGACCATTGACTGACCAATTCTTCATATCCCATACAGAGCATAGACTCTCTAACGTACAGTCGTCAGTCTTGGCTTTGTCTAATGATGTGATTACAATTACAGACCTTGGATCAGAGTTGAATTGTAAACTCCAACTGACCCATTTAGTATTGTCATCTCTTGGTCTACCTAACATACGAAGTAAGTTCTCGTATGGTTCTGTTAGTTTACCTAAGAAACTAGAACCCACCGATATGATATGCATATCATTGTGAGTTACAACGTGTAGTTTATCCCATTTTCTAATTGGCATAGTGTCTCCTTAGAATACTAAAAATACTAGTATCCAGTATAAAGTTAATATTGTTGATATTACTATGACTCCAGTTTTAAATAGTTCTATCATCTCATGACCCCCAATATCCATATTGCATGGCTTGGTCGTTTAGATATTCTCTAACCATCTCTTCGACTTCTTCCTCAGTAACAAGGGATAGTCTTCTGTCTTTGAGAACATTACTCATGATCTCACTTAGACAATCACCATCAGCTTTAGAGATAGCTAAACCTATCTCGTTCAGTTCTTGTTCTCTGAACATATCTTTTTGTGCTTGTGACATATTGTCGTCTCCTTGTGTTGGCTTGGGTTAAGTCACCTAACTATGCCAACTTAATAGTTAGGCTAGTGGGATAGTGTAACAAAGGAAATTAAAAATCACTACCCCACTAGACTAACTATAATATAATTAATCTAGCGAAAGTCAATCAGTCTTTCAGTCGGTCGATGTTCGAGTTGATATCAGATACGGCAGATTGAATATCGTCTCCGATACAACTGCGAATATTATCTAACATCCCTTCAAAGTTAGCCGTTAGTTGAGACTCGACATCATCCATCTTGTCTTCCAACTCTTCAAGCTTAGTTTCAATTCGACCAATAGCATCAAATATATCTGATACCTTATCGCCCAATGTTTCTAGTTCCATTATGCTACCTCCTTTTTGAACATTTGTTTAGCACTCTCAAGTTCTCGTCTTATTTCTCTTAGTTCTTCTCGTTTAAAACCCATGATGTTTCTCCTTTATTTGTGGGTTAATAATACACTCACTCCATAACTGACAGTAAAATTTTAACCACCCTATTTGATAAGGTGTTTTACTTACTGAATGGTCATAGAGTAAGTCCTCTGCACACATAAATGGTAACCCATTCAATGTGCAAAACTGTTTCAATACAAATGAAAGTTTTTGTATTTTATATTCTTCATATGTCATTACCACTCCTTGTTATATAGTTTATGTAAAGGTTGATCGATTAATAGAAACCTACCAACATTGGTTGGGTGATTTTGTAGAACATCCGTAAACTTGTCCTCTACACTATAACGATTAGTTCCTATAAAAACAGTAGCACAGTAGTCACTAAACCAGTAGTCATCGTCTTCATCTCTAGGTAAAACGATTGCCATTGTGTAGTCCTTAAACATATCAAGTTGGATATATTCTCTAGTGTAGCTATCGTTATCGTTATCACAGTCTACATAGACCTCGTTAAAAGTTTCATTTAATAGTTCCATTAGTTATCTCCTTTCCCAAATCTCCAACGACATGATGTCTTACCAAGCCATCAGTAGGTACATCGTTTTCAATCCAGTTTATTAGTTGTTGTTTTTCATCAAGATTAGCTTTACTCATAGTCTTTTTCCAAGCCCAAGCTACTGGACCAACAGTACCATAGCATCCACCTTGCTCGGTCTTACCAACCTTGTTCTTAGTTGAACCATGTGCAGTAAACACCACAATCGATGTTCTGTTTGGGTTAGCACATAGCTTGCAGTTAGAACAGTTTCTCTCGTCTTGATATTCAGCTGGACATCTAGACAAGGTTACACCTTTGTAACTGCCGACTTTATCAATGAAGCCTATCGATGTAGTCACTGTTGTGGGTATCCCTTTTCGATATGACTCAATAGCATCGTCAAGGGTATCTCTAGACACATTGATAACTGTTTTACCCTTAGTCCAGGTCTTAGCAAACTCTTCAACATATTTGTCTTCAAAGTGTGTATAGGTAAAAGCACTACCATTCTTTGGACAACCATAGTTGACTAGTGTGTTTGCATAGTCCCAATCAAACTCCGTTGTAGATTCATTAGGGTATGGATTGAGCTTACAACTTGAGGGACAAGTCCCAAAGACATTAGAACTTCCACTACGATATGTAGCAGAAGTCCAAATCTTTTTCTTTAAGTCTGATATCTTTTTGTTTTGTGATTTAGTTGTTGTTGTTAACGCCATCAGTATCTCCCTATATTTGTTTAAGTTTAGCCATATCTCTATCAAATCGGCTTTTCATTTTCTTGTCTACCACCTTGTTGATGTATATGAATAATACTTGAACTTCATTAGTATCTAACTGTCTAAGCAACTCTTCAAGTGGTTGCTCTAGTACTTTAGTTATTAGTCTTTCTCTTTGAATATCCATTAGTTATCTCCTTTGTTATAGAATTGTTCTTGGCTAAAGTAATCCTCTAGATGTCTAAGATGAGTATAATCGTATCCATCGGCTAGCTTACTTGTGGGAATTTCAAAAGGCTTTATCTCTCCTTTGGCAAGTTTCTTATGATACTCACAGTTCTTGTAACTAACATCAGCCATAATATCGTGACAACTTTCTGAGTAATATCTCTCTTCATCGTCAATCCAATTAGATGCTAATGCTTCAAAGTCTTTACGAACCATAATTAAATTAGTCATGTCGTCTCCTTTGTTAGTACACTATCCTAGAACTGAATTGGGAAGAAAATCTAGATGCCCTAGAATAGTGTATAAGTTATTATCATATCTAAGAAACATATGCAGAATTTTGCGAAATTTCCCAGATTTTTCAACGATACTCGAAAATTCGACCGATTGCAACTTTTTTCTCGCCAAGTAAATCACATAAGTCCCTGGTCTTTATGGTTTTTTGTTAGCAAATTAGCTATGTATTTGTTGCATAAATACAACTTGACATATGTATTAGGGGTGTTCTCGGTGGGTATGTGTCCTAACTTAGAATCATTCTAAATTGTTACTACTCTTCTGCGTATGATAGCTATGTACCTAAATCATAAAAGGGGAAAAAGAGAATAATAAGTATTAAATTAATAAGTTGCACGATTCAGAATCAAAAGAACAAAAATAGAACACCCTAGGAATGCACGGATTCCGTGGGTTTCAAGTGGTCGATAATTCAAAACTTGACATTTTTCGAGATTTGAATTAGTCTACAATTGAAGGACTGACTATTTTGAATGTCAAAAAATTGACAGTCTTTCATAAATATAAATCTTTAACAAAGGAGATAAAAAATGAAAAAAGATTTAAATTTAGATTTGGAACGAATCAAAAAAGACGGAGTCAAAATTTATGATTTTGATGAAGTAAAAGAGATCGTTCCTAAAATGAAAAAAGACGGAACGCCTATGCTAGATTATAACGGTGATCCTAAGTGGACAATCCAAACTAAAAAAGGCGTTACACTATTAAACGGTGATTTGGTTTATTTTCCAGTGGGTTACGGAAAAGGTAAAATTAAATCCAAATCTCAAAAAGATATGTTTGCAATAACTATCAATGACATATGGGCTAAAGAATATAAGGTTCAATCTAAAGCCTTTATGATAACTTGGAATTTGTTTGAGGCATTGACTCAAGCCAAAAATTTTAAGGAGGTTGATGAACGTATTTCTAAAACTGTAGTAATGGAAAGTAAATCTAGAAGTGCTTCAGATCAAGAATGGAACGAGTACCTAGAATTTAAAAAACAGAAAGCGAACGGCACTAGTGGAAAGTAAAACTAAAAACGCAATTCGCAAATATGTTTTTTTGTTTAGTAATAAAAATAAATTTGTTGGATCTGAGATCACCACTGAAGAGATCGTTAAGGCCCAACGTGATATGAAAGTGAGGTTAAACAAATAAACACTTAACTACAAGGCCATTGACAAAGTAAAAAGAGTTGTTCCTAGAGATAGGGGGGACTCTTTTTGCGTTGGGGGTCAAGAAAAATTAGCCGTTGCAGCTCTTCTATCTATTGTATCTACCATAGACAAAATGAGCAGATTTTCAAATATGGCCCCCTTGTTTTAAATCTAGGGTACCCATACTACTTTGTAAAAACTCCGATCATAAACTTCCCTTGCTCTAGGCCGGGTCTAACCATGTAGTGACTACCGTTGGTCTGGCAGTGGAACTCCACGTTTGTGAATCCAGCTTTCTTACCCATAGCCTCAAACTCAACTGGGGTGTAATGCTTATAGTGAAACTCATTCACTGGTGGTTGTTTATGGGGACGTACACATTCATTCGGCGATGATGCGATGAATATGTTTGACTTCTCTGCGGCCAAGTCGAATACATCTTGCGCTAGTTCTGGTGGTATGTGTTCTATAAACTCAAACGATACGACAGCATCATAGGCGGGTCCTAACGTATGTGGTTCTAGTTTGGTAATGTCGGTGACAATGTAGTTCACCTTACCGACGTCACGACTGAATGCTTCTTCGAATACTTCGTAAGCCTCTATAGATTTATCGATACAATCAATAGATGCGCAAAGTAAGTTATGCATAATCACAGAACCGTAGCCGATACCACAACCGACATCCAAAATATTCTCTGGTTTAAGTTCTTTTAGTTTCTTTACGGCAAAGTTATATCTTTCTAAGTGGTCTGCCCTAATATTGGTAGGGTCCATAATTCGTTCAACCATTATTCATCTACTTTCATAATACATCCTTGCTTCCAAGAACGAGCAAGTGGGGTTACTTTTCTATTATATTTCTGACACCATTCGACAAGTGCCTTCCATTCTCCTTGTTCCCAATTAGGATATGGAGATATAGGTGATGGTAGTAGGTCGTCGAACCGTAATAATGTCCCACTAACAATCTGGTCATTCAATAATTCTAATACAGTCTGAGTAGATTTATACAAATCGCAATCAATATTAATAAACGATAAATGTTTCTTATGGTCTTTCTTCCAGATAGGTATCGTATCATCGAACAAACCTTCATGCAGTACAACATTCGGTACAACTTTTGGTAAACCATCTATGGCAAAGTGTCCTTCTTCTACAACTTTATGTCCCATGAACCATTTCTCAGGTAACCCTTTGAAACTATCGAACCCATGAAATGTAACTTTCTTATTAAGGTTCGCTAAATAGTTTATTGACTTACCTTCATATACTCCAAACTCTGTGTAGTGTCCGTTAGGGTGTTGTATGTTTTGCATGCAGAAGTTATATTCCATCATTCGATGGTCTAAAAGTATCATGGGTTGATATATAAACTCTTCTGGTCTCATTGTTCTCTAAACTTATTTACAAAATGTTGGGTTACTTTTGAAATCTTATCGTAGTAATCGTTTTGTTCGGCCCATTCAATAAACTTACTGTACTCTTCCTTAGACATTGGTTTGTCTTTATCTATAAAGTTAGAGTTGATATGTTCATTACTAAACCATACGGTTAGTATCTGTGGTTTATTCATTTAAAATCTCCTAATTAAATAAAACTTGATAATAAACAAATACTTGCATCCTGTCAATTACTTGTTTATATTGATTATACCAGCAGATCCACCTAGAAACGTCCTAGTATTCTAGGTTTAAAGCTACATTTGTCTCCTACAGCTTTGGAATCCTGGTATTTGAAGAGAAGGGAGAGATGGTTGTGGGTTATTGTCCTCCCTTCAAAGCTTTAGAACTATGACAAAGAAAAAAGTACACATACTTTACGGAAACATGACGGAAGAAGAGCTGATTAACTTGCATAAAGTTAAGAAAGAAGCGAGAATATATGGAGGCGGTACAGAATTAAAAGAAATACAAGCCGAATTAGAAAGACGTAGACTAAGAAGGCTAGAAAAAAAGAACCCAGAGGAGTATAAAAAGAGAATGTTAGAAAAACCAGAAGACAATAACGTAAAAGTTCCTACATTCCGTGGACTCACAGCTATGCAAGAGAAATTCTGCATGGAATTTGCAGGCCACGGCGACGAAGTCAAAGCATATTTAGCTGCAGGTTACCAACCAGACAAGAATGATGCACGAACTAGAGCCAAAGCTAGAGTAATTATGAAGAATGACAAGGTTATGGAGCGAATCAAAGAATATCAAGACGAAGCCGTAACTAAAATTACATGGACAAAAGAAAAAGTTCTAGAAAGACTAGCTAAAGTTTACAGTGAAGCCATGCAAGACAGTGATTTTACAAATGCGAACAAGTCAATGGAACATATTGCCAAACATCTGGGTATGTTTGTAGACAAAGTAGAACAGACTGTAAAAACAACTGGCTTTGAAAGTGGTAATAAGAAGAAAGACGTAGAAAGACTTGTAAAGATTGCAGGTCTAAAAGTCGTATCGTCAAACGATGAACCTAAAAAGTAATGAATCTATAAGCGACGAGGATATTGCCAAGCTTAGACACCTTGCATTTCAAAATGTTCGTGATAACTTCTCTGGTTTCATAGAAGCCTTTGCACCTAAACTTGTAGCTGACTTTAAAATGGGTAGACACATAGATGTCATTAGTAAAAAGCTACAACAAGTTGAACAAGGTGATATTAAAAGGTTAATGGTATTTCTACCACCACGTAGTTCTAAATCATTAATATGTTCTAAACTATTTCCTGCGTGGTATCTTGGGCGCCACCCTAATCACGAGATACTATCGGTATCACACAGTGACCAACTCGCATCTGACTTTGGTAGAAGTGTTAGAGATGTAGTTAACGACCAAGATTATCAATCAATCTTTGAAGATGTAAAACTTAGATCCGATGTTAGGGCTGCGGGTAAGTGGCAAACAAACAAGAACGGTGTATATGTAGCAGCTGGTGTACGAACACAGATAGCTGGTCGTGGTGCGCATGTTGCTTTACTTGATGACGTAATGTCAGAGGAAGATGCCTTCAGTGAAGCAGGCAGAAGATATATTAAAGAATGGTATCCAGCAGGTTTACGGACAAGACTTATGCCGAATGGTTCTATAGTTATTATTAACACTCGATACCATGAAGATGATATCTGTGGATGGTTATTATCAAATCAAAGTGACGATGATAATAAATCTTTAAACTGGGAAGTTATTCGTATACCCGCATGGGTTGACGACAACAGTAGTAAAATATTAAATCTACCAGTTGGTGAATCATATTTTCCAGAATGGAAACCAAGAGAGATATTAGAAAACGATGAGGCAGAAATTCGCAGACACAACGGTTCACGATATTGGGAATCGTTATATATGCAGAATCCTGTACCAGCCGAAGGTGGTATACTTAAAAAATCGTGGTTTCAAATATGGGAAGACAAAGATCCACCTCAGTGTGACTTTGTAATACAAACAATGGATACAGCATTCTCTACACGGACGACTGCCGATTATAGTGTTATGCAGACATGGGGTATATTTGTTACTGTAGAGAAAGATAGCGAAGGTGTTGAGCATGATGTCGGTAATTTAATATTACTTGGAAGTGTTCGAGGTCGTTTTGAATATCCAGAGTTACGAAGTAATGCACAAGATGCATTTGATGAACACAAGCCAGACATTATAATAATAGAAAAGAAAGCCAGTGGGCAATCGCTAATACAAGATTTACGGAGAGCAGGTTTACCAATACTTGAATATACTCCAGATCGTGATAAAGTAGCAAGAGCTTATGCCGCATCACCTTTGATTGAAGCGGGTCGTGTTTGGTTACCGAATAAATTGTGGGCGCAAGTATTATTTGACGAAGCAATTAGTTTTCCAAATGCAGCGCATGACGACCAAGTAGATGCAATGGTTATGGCGATACATTATATGAAAGATTCTTGGCACTTGCAACATCCCCATGATCCGTATTATAGTGATAATGACAATACTTATAAAAAAAATAAGGCAACCTATTGGAAGGTCTAATTAATTATGGCAATAGAAAAAAACCCAGACGATATATCAACCCCTATAGAAGTAGCAAAAGAAAAGATTCAAAACCAATCTCAAGCTTTAGGTATAGATGTAAATATAAAAGAAGAACAGGAAGAAGACCTCGCCGTCAATGTAGATCCTAATACTGGTGAGGTAGAAATAGATTTAAATGAAGACAGTGGTAAGGTACTAGCTTCAATCAGTGAAGACTTCTACACGAATCTAGCTGACTTAATGGAAGAAGAAGATTTAGAAGACATAGCTCAAACAGTTATGGATAACTTCACATCTGATAAAGATTCACGAGAAGAATGGGAGCAGACATTTGAAAGAGGATTTGATTTACTTGGTTTAAAATTAGAAGAAACTACAGAACCATTTGATGGTGCATGTACAGCAACTCATCCATTAATTATAGAGAATGCCGTCAAGTTTCAATCCAAAGCATCACAAGAATTATTTCCAAGTAAAGGTCCAATTAAAACTCAAATGGTTGGATCACCAACACCAGAGAAAGAGAAACAAGCACAACGTGTAAAAGATTTCATGAACTATCAAATTACCGAGGAGATGCCAGAGTATTTTGATGAGTTTGAAAAAATGTTATTTCACTTACCATTAATTGGTACAGCAGTTAAAAAAGTTTATTACGATGAAACACTAGGACGACCTATATCAGAGTTCATACCTATCGATCAGTTTCACGTATCTAATTTAGTATCCGACCTTCGTCGTGCCGATCGTTATTCACATATTATCTATCGTTCTGAAAATGATTTGAGAAAAGATATGGATGCAGGTATGTATAGTGAAATAGACTTGGGAGATCCAGAGCAAACTGATAGAGGTAACATTACATCTAAAGCAGAGCAGATTATGGGACTATCGGCATATGATGAAAATCCGTATGACCCGAGCTATGTATTAATTGAACAACATTTATATTTAGATTTACCAGAACCATTCAACAGTCCAACTGGTGTAGCCTATCCCTACATCGTTACAATAGATAAAAGTTCTAAGAAGGTTCTTAGTATTCGTCGTAACTGGAATGACGGTGATCCACGATTTGTAAAGAGAGAACACTTTGTTAGTTACAAGTTTGTACCAGGTTTCGGATTCTATGGACTAGGTTTAATTCATTTCCTTGGTAATCTTACTATGTCGGCAACGGCAGCAATGAGAGCACTAATAGATGCGGGTCAATTCTCTAATTTACCAGGTGGTTTCAAAGCCAGAGGTGTTAGAGTTGTGGGAGATAATTCTCCGATAATGCCGGGGGAGTTTCGTGATGTTGAGTCAACGGGTTTAGATTTGGGCAAATCCATTGTTCCTCTTCCCTATAAAGAACCGTCTCAGACTCTTTATCAAATGCTAGGCTATGTAGCCACTGCTGGTCAGAAATTTGCTGACACGACAGATCAAGTAGTGTCTGATGCAACGAACTACGGTCCTGTTGGCACGACATTAGCATTATTAGAAGCATCAGGTAAGTTCTTTTCAGCAATTCACAAACGACTCCACAGGTCTCAAAGAGACGAGTTTAAAATATTAGCTAGAATAAACAACGAGTTTTTACCGACTGCTTATCCTTATGATATTATAGGACAGTCTGCCGAAGTATTCAAGCAAGATTTTGATGGTCGTATCGATGTACTTCCTGTTAGTGATCCGAACATCCCATCGAACTCACACAGACTCGCCCAAGCTCAGCTGATGTTACAGTTGGCTTCACAGTCACCACCAGGAACTTTCAATATGCCAGAGGTAAACAAAGCGGTTCTTGCCGCAGCTAACGTCGATAGTCCAGAGCGATTCATGAATGCGCCTCAACAGGCAGTCCAGCAGGATCCACTTGCGGATATCATGTCGGCTACACGTGGACAGCCGATCAAAGCATTTCCAGGACAAGACCACAATGCTCACATCGCCGTGAAGACCTCTTACTTACAAGACCCGCTAAATGGTGCCAACCCTATTATGAAACAAGTAGAACCAATTCTAATGGCTAACGTCAGGGAACATATGGTTCTAAGATTCCAAGAACAGATGGGTGGACTAATGAAAGCGCAAGAGGGTCAAGTAGACCAAGGCGCTAGTCTAACTATGATTATGGCAGAGTCAGCCAAACAGATTCTAACAGCGAACCAGTTAGCAGCGCAAGGTGGACTGGATAGTATCGAGCAACAGAACTTAGACATTCAAAAACAATCTATGATAAATAGACAAGAACGTGAAAATAAAGAACTTGCTCTTGAAGAAAAGAAGATTAATATAGATGCCATGGTTGAAGCAGCTAAGATAGAAGAAGGTAAAAAACAAAAAAATGAAACCCTTACAGCTAAAGTAGTAATGGATCTTTTAAAATTAGTTGACAAACAAAAATTTCAAGAGGGAGGATTCGTTGAACAAGCCAGAGGAATGCAGCCATCTTCAGTTGCCCAAGCATCAGCAGAAGAATTTAAGCAGGCAGCAGACCTTGCTATTAAACAACCTATGGTTGAACCTAAAGGTTTTTTAGAACAAGCAATGGAAGCTCAAGGTATATTACAAAAAGAAGAACCAATACCACAACCAGAAATACCTGAAAGAGGTGTAACAGCACCTATCATTCCTGTTGAACGAAAAGACATTCCTGATGTTGAGGAAGTAGACCCAGTTGATTTATCAGACTTACAAAAAGAAAGGACAAAAATAATGCAAGATGATGACAAAATAATACAATCTGTACTACAAAAAAACTTACCACGTTTAGGCGAAGAACTATTAACAGATCCACAAGTTAAAGCTCGTCTAGAAAAATTTGATAAATTTCATCAAGAAATGGAAAGTAACTTTAATCCTAAAGCAAAGAATCCTAAGTCAACGGCAGCAGGACTATATCAGTTTACTGAGGATTCAGTCGTAACAGCCGTTAATCGTTTGGCTAATACTATTGGTGAAGATAATTTACCGCAGTGGGCAGTTGAAGCTAGAGAACATAAAGATGCTAGAAAGCTTAGTGAAAAAGAACAGCAAATACTTTTCTATGCAGATATGTTTCAAAAAAAAGGATCAGATAATTTATTAAAAAAAGTTTTAAAAGAAGGTGATAACGAAGCAATGTTAGAATACTACCGTAAATTACATCATACAGATGTTGATCAACCAACTGAAAAACGTATAGGTAAAATTTCTAAAAAATATAATTTAGATAGTAATCAAATTGCATAACATATCTCAACACGGTGTGGTCATTCCAGATCCCACCGTTTGTTTTGGCGACATTGAATACGAACCAAACACTCACGAATATCCCATCGTCTATGATAAACTTAGAAAAGGTTTAGAGAATAATAATATTGAAACATTTATCGATGGAGTTGGTCAACTACATAAAGAAATAAAATCAGATGAACAAGTACAAAAACAACTTACATCAGCAATAAACGGTTTTACACTTAAAGATAAATCTAAGAATATAAAATATAGTGGTCCTAAAACATTTGATGACTTAGGATATTATACAACTACGATAGATACGGATTCCCTTGTTAAATGTTTAGAAAAAGATATTGATGATTTAAAGAAAAGAAATCCAGTACGAGATACACGGATACAAGACAGAATAACAAACCTACCACCTCAACATGAGATACATGAGAAACTAAATACGATATATTCTAAACTTAATCTTATTCAAAAACCGTATGAAATTACAGATATTAACTTACACATCAGTGATTCTAACGATACATTCAATGAATACTTTCAAAGAGACCAACGTAATAAACCAAAGAATAAACTGTACACATTACACATAGATCCCAAGTACAGTTATATAAAAACTATTATATATTTAAACGAAGTTAAAAGTAACAACGGACCTTTTGCTTACGTTCCAGAAAGTCATAGATGGTATTTTGATGAGGTTGAAATGTTATTCTGTAAAAGTAATCAGTTAGTAAATACACTATCAAACTCAAGTCAACGAAAGTCTAATGCCACACTACCAGTATGGGCACGTAAAAATTCATACTTTTCTAGACAGTTACTAGATGGTGAATATACAAGTGAAACTATATATTCTAAATTAAAACACTTTACAACTGACGAAACTAACTTTATATTATTTGAACCGAACCATGGTTGGCATAGAGGAACTCATGTTGAAGATGGGGAACGTATAGCACTACAAGTGATAATGAAACCAAATGAACTTAACTGATAAACTTTCTGACGAAGTGTTACAACGAAGAGTGTTCAATCCATACTATTATGATTTACATACTAAAGAATTTTTAATAGGTAAAACCAAAGACTACATTCCTAAAAATAGTTATGTATTAGATATTGGTGCAGGTGTTGGACAATATACACGATGGTTTGCTAAACATGCCGATATTGTATTTGCATTTGAAGCCGTACCTCCAGTCTACAATCAACTAAAAAAGGTAGAAGATGAGTACGATAATGTTACAACACACAATGTGGCTATGAGTAATATGGAAGGTAACCAAAAGTTTTATGTAGATGATAAAAGATTATCAAACTCGTCATTTCAAAATCTTGTCAGTGGTATACCTATAACTGTAGAAACAAGAACCATTGATTCAATGTATGCAAAGACTCTTATACATGGTTACAAGTGTGGGTTTATAAAAATAGATACAGAAGGAACAGAACTTGATGTATTAGAAGGTGGAGAGAAAGTTATAGAAAGAGATAAACCAAACTTAATGATTGAGGTTTATGATAAGTTTAACAAGTATCCAGTAGAAACAACCTTTGAATTTTGTTTTAAACATGGCTATGAATGTTTTTATAATCATAGGGGTAAAGGACTTCAACCAGTGAAAGATACTGAACACGGTGTCAAAGTAGCTATAACAATGCCAGACATAACGGATGGCGACTTTTTATTTATACATGGCAGTAGAACTTAAAAATAGTGTATTCATACACGTACCGAAGACTGGTGGACGTTGGATCAAACAAATGTTATTTAGTTATGTAGAGGGCGCTAAAGCTATCGGTGATGCGATATATGACTCACATAATACACCATTCACCCATAAACAACCTTTTGCTTTCCTACGACATCCTATGACGTTTGTACATAGTTTGTTTCATCACAGAGCCAGAAAGAAAGCAAACAAGTATGGTAATCAATGGAACTGGCAAGAAGACATTAGACTTGAACGAAAGTGTCAAGCCGAAGATTATGAAACATTCCTGACTAAAATAGTAGAGAATAAGAATGTGGTAAAAGATTATTATGACCACTATACTTTAAATCATTATCCCTATATTCAGTTTGGGTATATGGAAAGATTATGTGATGATCTGATCATGATTATGGATGGTATTGAAGAAAAGTTTGATGAGCCGTCAATACGTACACATAGTAAACTTATTATAGGTGGAAGAGATCCATCTAAGTCTATAACAGTTCAAGAGGCTATGATAAAAGAAGAATATTTAAAAGCTATGTATGAGTCAGAAAAAGAATTATTTGAAAGGCATGAAGTATGGATGCCGTAGCTGACTATCTTAGAGAGAAATTGACGACAACTAAAAATAATTTAAGTGAAACAATAGCAACAGGTTCATCTGAAAATTATGCAGACTATAAGTATCAAGTTGGTATAATAGAAGGCTTGACTATTGCTATCGAAGAACTTAAATTAGCAGAAAAAAACTTATACGAAAAAGGAGAAGAAGACTAGTATGAAGGCAGCAGGAGTAGCAACAGCCATATCTGGCAACGACGAATGGATTACTAATAAAGAATCACCCGATCCAGAGGTGTTACCTAATCTTCCTGGTTATCATGTATTGATTAGACCAGTGTCTATTAGAGAAAAAACTAAAGGAGGTATATTACTTCCAGATAAATTTAAAGATGATGCTCGATACTTAACAACTATTGGTCGTGTTTTAAAAGTAGGCGAACTTGCCTATGCTGACCGTGATAAGTTTAAAGGAAGAGCATGGTGTAAACCCGGCGACTATGTTGTGTATGGTAAGTATCAAGGTGATAAATTCTCTTACAAAGGTATTAGAATGATTCTATTGTTTGATGACCAAGTATTAATGGTTGTACCAGACCCGAAAGACCTTGACCCTAACTATTTGGATATCAGTAAGTAATATTATATAATGAGATTGTTGACGTAAACGTAACTCGTAACTACGGAGAAAAAATGAACGAAGAAAACAAAACACAAGATGACGGCTACGAAGAAGTAGACGTTACTAAATCCCAAAAAGAAGAACCAGATAAAAACTACGAAGTCGAAGAGACTGTCGAAGATAATACGGTTGAAGCCAAGAAAGAAGAAAGAGAAGAATCAAAAGATTCTGAACCTCAAGAACTTGATGGTATCAATACGGCTGGTGCTGAAAAAAGAATAAGACAACTAATTAAACAACGTAAAGAGAGAGAAGAACAACTTGAAGCTCAAGAGCAAAAGATAGCTGATTTACAATCACAACTTCAAAACTCAACACAAAAGGTTCAAGAAACTGAGAAGGCTAGTTTAGTTAGTTATGAGAATCAACTTAAAGATAAGCTTAAACTTGCTGAAGAAGGATATAAGAATGCTTATGACTCAGGTGATAAGGATAAACTTCTTGATGCACAGAAAGCTATTGCCGATGCAACGACTGAACTTAGAATGGTTGATGCTAAAAGATTCTATATGGACGATCAGGCAAAGAAAACTGAAACGGTTGAGCCTAAAAAAGAAGAAGAAGCTAAACCAACTCAAGAAGCTAAACAACCAGCAAAGCTACACAAGCTAGCTAGGGAGTGGATATCTGATAATAGTGAGTGGTATAATAAAGATAGAATTACTACACAAGCCGCACATATTATAAATGAAGATTTATTACAAGAGGGCTTTGATCCAGAGAGTGAAGAGTTCTATACTGAGATAAGTAAAAGGCTAAAAAAAGAAATGCCTCACAAGTTTGGTCAGCAGGAAGAACCAACAAACAAACCTGCTCAAGTGGTTGCTGGAAAGTCACGTACTTCGGCATCATCCAAAGGTAAGATAAGACTATCTCAAGAAGATGTCCGTCTTGCTAAAAAGATGGGAGTACCGCTTGATGTGTATGCTAAAGAAAAAGCGAAGGTTGAGAAAGCCGGGAATGACTACACTACAGTAAATATATAACGTGGATAATGAAAGGTAATAATTGATATGACTACACCAAAAACAAATGACGTAAAAGTAGCGACTCGTTCAGCGCAAAGTACAGCTCGAAAACAAAGAGGTGTATATCAAAAGAAGAATTGGTTAAAGGTTCCTGAAGAGGTAACTAATAGATTCAAAGAAAAAGGACTTATCCTTAGATGGATCAGAGTTTCTCTGAAGGGTCAGTATGATGATCAGAATGTACAGGAAAAACAATTTGAAGGGTGGGACTTTGTTCGACCTGAAGATGTTCCTGAACTCAGTGCTGGTTTCCAAAACCAAGCTGTAGGTAGTCTCGGTAAACTTGTTATCCGTGGTGATGTAGCTTTAGCAACAAACACTATAGAAAATCAAGAGGGATATAAACAACATGTAGATGAGTTTACACAATCCCAAACTGATGCAATCAACAGACAGCTTATGAGTAAGAATGATCCTCGTATGCCAATCTCTAACAACAGTCGATCAAAAGTTACCACAGGTAGACCAACACACTTTGATAAATAAAGGGTGTCGGTTAAAATTTAACTTAAACACTTACTTTTGAAGGAGGAAGAGATGGCAACATCGAAAAACTTTAGAGGACTCCAACCTTCTAGAATGCGTGGCGGTGCTTATAATACCAGTGGTATGAATGAGTATGGGGTAAAGGCAGCTCATGCGACTGCAATTTTCCAAGGTGACTTGGTAAAGATTGTTAGTGGCAAGGTGCATAAAGTCTCAGCCGCAACGGATTTAGTTGCAGGAGTTTTTATGGGTGCTAATTGGGTTGATCCAAACACAAAGCAACCAACCTTTAATAACTACTTTCCAGCAGGTCAAGTTCATCACGGACAAGGTGAAGCGAAAGCTTTAGTCATTGATGATCCAAATGCTACATTCGAAATTCAAGCAGGCGCTTCAGTGGCAGACACTCAGCTTCACTTGAACATGGATGTATCATTAGGTGCTGGATCTACAATCACAGGTATGTCTGGATTTAGCTTAAAAGGCGGATCAGGCTCTGTTCAAGCAAAGACTTTAAGACTTTTGAGAAGGTCTACGTTACCGGGTGAAGCCGCAACTGATGCATTCCCAAATATTGAAGTTAAAATTAACCAGCATAGAGATCACTACGGACTTGGTTCCACGGTCTCGATTGCCGACTTAGCATAGGAGGGAATATATTATGGCTATAAATAGAGGTAATATCGCTAAACAGCTCCTTCCTGGACTAAACGCAGTCTTTGGATTGGAGTATGGCTCAATAGATGACGAACACGCATCTTTGTTTGAGACTGAAAACTCGGATAGAGCTTTTGAAGAAGAAGTTCTTTTCACTGGTTTCGGTGAAGCACCAACTAAATCAGAAGGTGCAGCGGTGCAGTATGATTCTGCTTCAGAGTCATTCACTAGCCGTTACTCACACGAAACAGTTGCTTTAGCTTTCGCAGTTACTGAGGAAGCAATGGAAGATAATTTGTATGATACTTTTGCGAAAGTACGTGCAAGAGGTCTTGCAAGAGCAATGGCTACTACTAAACAAGTAAAAGCCGCAAATGTGTTTAACAATGGTTTTAACGCAAACTTTGCTGGAGGAGACGGAGTTGCATTCTTCTCTAACAGTCACCCTGTCGTGGGTGGTACTCAAGACAACTTACTAGCAGCATCAGACTTATCTGAAGCTACACTAGAAACTGCCTTGATTGCTATTCAAAATACACAAGACGACAGAGGTATCTTAACTGGTACACGTGCAGAATCTTTGCACATTCCACCGAATCTACAGTTTACAGCTGAGAAAATCTTAGCAAGTACACTGTCAACTTCGATTGGTGTGAATCCTACCACAGCAGCAAATGGAGCTACAAACTTGAACGATGTTAATGCAGTACGTTCAATGAGTATGCTTCCTAAAGGCTACTTTGTAAATCATAGGTTTACAGATACCAATGCGTACTTCATTAAAACCGATGTTCCAAACGGAGCTAAAATGTTCGTAAGAGCACCATTAGCTACAAAAATGGAACCAGACTTTGATACTGGTAACTTGAGATTCAAAGCTAGAGAAAGATATAGCTTTGGTTTCAGTGACTGGAGATCATATTACGGTTCTGCGGGAGCATAATCTAACTAGTAAAAGGGGTCTTAACAAGCCCCTTTTATTTATAAGGAATTAAATATGGCAACAAATATAAAATCAAGTTTTGTTTCAGCTACTGGTACGATTGATTCAAGTTCTGGTCGTATAAGAGGCTATAGTTTTGTAAATAATTCTACATCTATTAAAGAACTTACATTAAGAGATGGTGGCGCTACTGGTGACATTGTTTTAAAAGTTCAACTTAATAGTGGTGGCGCAACGGATCAGTATATTGAAGATGCTGGTATTCGTTACGAAACAAATTTACATATAACTGTACCTACAAGTGCAGCTGGTACAGTCTTTACTGGCTAGACTTATGGCTACTCGTAAAAAGAAAGGCATGGGCATAAAGTCCAGTGTCAAATCTGGTAACTTTAGACCTACGAAACAAGGCGCAGGTATGTCGGCTAAAGGTGTCGCCGCTTATCGTCGTGCTAATCCGGGTTCTAAATTAAAAACTGCTGTTACTGGTAAAGTCGCAAAGGGTAGTAAATCTGCGAAAAGAAGAAAGTCATTTTGTGCACGGTCTGCGGGTCAAGCCAAGATGCATAATGTTAACTGTAAAAAGACACCAAATAAAAGAATCTGTCAAGCAAGGAGGAGATGGAAATGTTAGATATTAAAATGATATGGATGAAGATTAAAGAAAAGTGTATAGAGTATTGGCCACATAAATGTAAGAAAGATGTTATCATTGCTATTTTTGCAGGTTTACTGGTATGGTGCTGGGTATTCTAGAATGACTAACAAAGAATTAACTGATATTAAACTTGAGTTAACTCGTCACATTGAAAGAGAAGCACAACTTCGTGAAGATGTATCTGAGTTAAAAGAAGATATGGGTTGTGTAAAACGGTCTATATTTCAAGTTAAGTGGTTAGTTGTCGGGGCTGTGTGTGCTACCATAGTCATGCAATCTGGAGCATCGGCTGTGATTGCAAAGATACTTATAGGTATTTAATATGGCTGAAGAAACAAATAAAGGTATTACACCATTAAAAGACTACAAAGAGTTTGTAGAAAAACAACCATCGGGTTTAGGTTTAGCTTATGAATTATCTCCGATTACAGGAGAGGCTAAATCATTAGCTGATATACCTGAGTATTATGAAAAAACAAAAGAAGATTTAGAATCAGGAGATTATCTTGATGCCTCTGGTAATGCAGCTTTATATTTATTATCAGCACTAGGGGCTATTCCAGCCGTCGGTCTTGCACCACGAGCTTTAAAATCTTTAGCTAAAAACTTTTCAAAAAAACCAATTCAAGGTATTGGGGACTCTCCTTTACGTTTAACTGATGATAGGGATGTGCCTTTACAGCTACCTGATAAAACTAAAGAAGTTAAATTAATAGAAGATAAAAAATTAAGAGAACAAGAAGCTATCACAAGACAGATGAAAAAAGAACAAATGCTTGATCAATTAGATGATAAGTATGGTTATGTTGATCCAGAGGATTATATTACAGGTGGTTTACATCCTTATGAAACATTAGACGGAAAAAGTTTAGAAAAATATTTAGAGTATTTGGATGGTTCTATAGTTCCTGGATCAAAAAAAGATTTAATTGATCCTAAATTAGAACCCTTTGGTAAAGGTGGTAAAGAGTCTATCGTTTATGAGTCAGTGCCTAGTAAAGGTAAAGGCAGTGAATACCAAAGAGCTGAACGTATCATAGTCAGACAATATGAGGGAACTTCTCCAAAGACTGGCAAACCAATGTATACTCAAAAAACATTTATACCTAATAGAACTTTTGTTAAAGATATTGCATCCCATTTTGGATACAAAGAAGGTGGATCAATAATAGCTTCAAATCCCTATGGTAATTATGAACCTCGTGGTATATAATGAGTTATGGTAATAAGTCGTGCTAATATAGGACAACAAATAACAAAACCACCGAGTAAACCAAAGAAACGGAGGAAGTATGCAAGTAACAAAAAACGTCGTAAAGTTTAATAAATTATTAGTTAAGATTCCAAAGGCCACTAAAAGAGTTTGGGATTTATCAGAAAACAGATGGGGATACAAGTATGACAAAGTTATGTCCTAGAGGTAAAGCTGCTGCTAAACGTAAGTTTGCAGTATATCCCTCAGCTTATGCAAATGCATATGCGTCAAAGATATGTGCGGGTAAGATAAAAGATCCTAGTGGTAAGAAGAGAAAAGATTTTAAAGGACCAAAGCCTAGTAAAGCTGGTGGTGGTAAGATTAAATTAAAGAATGGTGGCATAGCTCGTGGTTGTGGTAAAGTTATGAACAACCGTCGAAAAGTAACTAAGTATAGATAGTATGACTGAAAAAAATTATTACACACAAAGAGAATGGGACAGAGTTGTTGGTTATGGAAAGGTTCCTAATAAATATAACTTAAAGAAAAAGAATGGCTAAGAAAGGTTTAAAGACTTGGTTTAAAGAAGATTGGGTTGATATATCTACTGGTAAAAAATGTGGTCGTAAATCAGCTAAGTCGTCAAAAAGAAAGTATCCAGTCTGTCGTCCAAAGGCAGTTGCTAACAAAATGTCTGCTGGACAGAAATCTTCGGCAGTTAAAAGAAAAAGAGCCAAGACTAATATTGGACCAAAACCTACATCGATAAGATATCCGATTAGCGCTAGTGGTAAGAAACAAAAGGTTAAAACAAAAAGAAAGGCATAGACGACGATGATAGACCCATTCACAGCTTTCGCCGCACTAAAAGGCGCTACTGATGCTATAACCAAAGCTATTAAAGCTGGTAAGGATTTAGCTAATATGTCAAGCACTGTGTCGAAATGGGCAAAGGCCGAAGCTGGTTTACAAGTTGTGGCTAGTAATAAATCAAGTGGATTAGGTAAAGTTCTTGGTAAACTAACTGGAACAGAACAGAATGCTATTGATGCACACTTTAGAAATGAAGAGGCAAAGAGAATACGAGATCAAATGAGAGAAATGTTTGCATTGTATGGTTCTCCAGGACAGTGGGAGAGACTACAAAAAGAAATTGCATTTGAAAGAAAGAGACAGGCAACACTATTAAAACAAAAAATACAGATGCAAAAACGAAGAAAGAATATTATAATAGGAATCGGAGCTGGGTTGATCGGATTGGCAGCCGTAGCTTTCGAAGTATATGTGTTAACCAATCTATAATAAGGAGTAAGTAAAATGAGTAAAGCAATGGAAACTAAAATGAAAAAGCTCATGGCTGAAAACAAAAAGTTAAAAGCTATGATGAAAGGACCAAAGAAAATGGCTGGTGGAGGTAAGACTTCCAAATACAGAATGAAGGGTGGAGGTAAAACATCTAAGTACATGGCTAAAGGTGGTAAAACTTCCAAGTATATGGCAAGAGGTGGTAGAGCCAAGTAGTGTCGTATACGATTTCTAATATCCCACACTTTAAGTGTTGGGTGAGGAAAGAGTTCACACATAATCATGAGGAATATCAAGGTGAGTTTCTTCATGCATTAGCTTTTGCCGTGTGCACTATTCCAGACAGATGTTTGAGTTTTCAAGTTGTATTTACAGGATGTGGTGAAGACCATCCCAATCCTCACGGTGGCGCAATGTGGGCACGTATGCCTATAACTGCACTTGTCGGTGATACTCCTTTCGACGAATGGCCACCAAATATACAAACACATTTAGCACAGCCGTGGGACTGTTCTAGTCGTAACCATGCTATCATTAGAATGGATCGAATTAGTTCTAGTCCGTGGTTGTGTAAACTAGCAGGTGAGTTTTATAATGGTAAGTACATGTTTACGGTTGATTATACTGACAGTTATATATCGGATGATCCAGCACAACATAAACAATCGCATGTGTTGGAATTAACATCAGGTCCTTATAAAGGATGTATAGTAGCATTACCAAACAATCGTGTACGTGTAACCAATCCTGCGCTATGGGCAGTTGGAGAAGGACCACCAGACTTTGTACCGTCACAGTGGGAACACTCCGCAGAACAACACGATAGTTATATGGACTGGGAAACAACATTTGATAACCTATATGAATGGGGAAAGAAAAAGAAATGAGTGAAGAAACTAAAAAATTTAAATATAAACGAAAACCAAATATTAAAGAAAAACTAGTTAGAAAATTTCACAAAGCAATCGGTAATGAAAATAAAATTACTAAAGCTATTGGTTTAGAAGAGGGAGAATTAGTTGACAAAACAGCCGAGGCATATAATGAAATTTTTGGTCGGGATATGTTTATGGAAAGAGCAAAAGAATTAGAAAAAGAAAGAACGAAAAAGAAAGATTCTAAAGCTAGTGGTGGTAAAGTTAAAAGTAAATTCTTTACTGGAGGAACAGTCAACCCATTATTTGGAGGAGAGTTCGATGACAGATAAAAACAAAAAACCAATGCTAACTGGTAGAATTGGAACCTTTAAAGGTAAGAAGTATGATGAAAAGCCAACTGATGCATATATAACAAAAGAAGATTTTAAAAAAGCTAAAGAAAAAGTTAAAAAAAGAAAAGGTAGTGGAGCATCTGGAGTTCCTATACGTTTAAAAGATATTACTGGTAGACCAGATCCAGCTAAGAAAAACTACATGGCTGGTGGTATGGTCAACCCATCATACGGAACTGACTTCGACGATAGGTAATTATGACAACTTCAGGCACAACAACATTCAATCTAGATATAGCTGACGTAATTGAAGAAGCTATGTCTATGTTAGGTGGCGAACAGACTCTAGGGTTTGAACCACTAGAGGCACGACGTACACTTAATCTTCTCCTTATCGATTGGATGAACCGTGGTATATTACTATGGAAACAAAACATTGCTACATTAGATATTACAAGCGGTACAGCTGAATATACATTACCCACTTCACTTATAGATATAACTGAATTAGTACATAGAACAGTTAGTGGTTCAACAACTACAGATTTAGCTTTAACAAGAATAACAATGGAATCTTATCAAAGAATCACAAACAAAACACAAACGGGTAGACCAACACAGTATGCTATAAACAGACTAAGAGATGCAGCAGAATTATATTTGTGGCCTACTCCAGATGCTACGACTACAGGTGGCACACCATTATTATCATACTTTAGTTTTAATAAAGTAGAAGATATAACCAAATCTAATCAAGATGCAGACATACCATTTAGATTCTTACCGTGCTTATCAACTGGTCTTGCCTATAAGATGTCTATCAAAAGACCAGGCATTACATCAGAACGAGCTAGTATGTTAAAACAGATGTATGAAGAAGAACTAACCTCAGCAATGTATGCTGATAAAGAAAGGGCTAGTCTTTTGATTAAGCCATCATTTAGGTTATAATGGCAAGAGGTAAGTATGCATACTTTATCTGTGACCGTTCAGGATTTAGATTTAAATATTCTGAAAGAGTCAGAGAGCCGACAGGATTAATTGTTGGAGCTTCGGAAACAGATGGTCGATATAATATTATAGATCATCCGCAGAACAAGACTCCAAGAATTGATGACAATGAAAACTTGAGGGATGCACGTCCAGAAGTCGTACTAGCTACAACTGGTGATGCTGGGTGGAGTCCTGATGATTCAACATTTACAAAGAGAGGTAACTAAAAATGGCCATTACACAAGCTGTATGTAATTCCTTTAAGTCAGAAGTTTTACAAGAAGGGCATCAGATTAAAACTGATACCTTAAAGATAGCTTTATTCACAAGTGTGGCTTCATTATCTGCGGGTACGGCTACGTACTCAACGTCTAATGAAGTTGTATCAAGTGGTGGATATGCTCCTGGTGGAGGCACACTAACTGGTGTGACTATTTCACTTGGCGCAACATCTGCTGCAGGTGGAACAGCAATTATTGATTTTGCTGATATATCTTTTACAAGTACAACATTCTCAGCTAGAGGAGCATTAATATATAATTCATCTAATAGTAATAAAGCTATTGCTGTTTTAGACTTTGGGTCTGATAAAGTATCGACTAACGGTACCTTTACAATTTCATTCCCAGCTGCTGCTGCTGCCACTGCTATTATCACACTTTCATAGTCGAGGTTAATCGTCTATGTCTGTGGTTACTAGTGGATACAGTAGAAATACTTGGAACTCAGGTGCATGGAACCGTAGTGTTGTAGATCAATCGGTTACTGTAACAGGAGTTTCTCTATCTACTGCTCTTCGTTCTGTAGAAGTAACTATTCCAGGCACGGCTTTTGTAACTAACGCAGGAATAAATTTATCTCTTCGTAATGTAACTACAGCAGCTAATGCTAACTTAACACTAACAAGATTAAGTATAGGGTTTAGTTTACGATCAGCAACTGTTGAAGTTATTAAAACACATAATGTTACAGGGGTAGCATTAGTAACTACACTTCGTAGTTCAACTATTACAAGTAGTCCAAAAGTTATTCCGTCCCAAGTCATCGGATCATTTAGTCTTGGAACTCCTTTTATTAAAGCAGGTATTGATGTTGATGTTACTGGAGTAACAAGTGAATTTGACACAGGTAACGAAAGCTCACAAGCTGGAGCTAACCCAGTAATATACAATGGTGGTAAAACATTTAAAGTAACAGTTGTAAGTGTAGGTGGTAGTAATAAATACTTTATAGATGGCAGACAACAGTATGGTTTAAATTTAGTCAAAGATCGTGCACTGTTTACCTTTGATCAATCTGATAGTTCTAATAGTGGACACCCTTTACGATTTTATTTAGATGAAGGTAGAACTATACCTTTTACAACAAATGTACAGACTATAGGAACTCCGGGTAATGCTGGGGCTTACACACAAATATTTGTTGCGAATGATGGTCCAACTACATTATACTATCAGTGTAGTATACACGCAGGCATGGGTGGAAAAACAAACTTCCAACCATTAATTAGAACGAGAGTTATTTCTCCAAATATTAATGGTGATGGTAACTTGGTACTAACAGGAGTTAGTGCTAAATTTAGAACAAGAGTTAGAGGTATCTGGACACCTAAAGTTTTTGGAGGAACAAACGAAACGTGGAAGGCTAAACGAATATGAGCATAACATACAATCAATTGATAAATAGAATTAAGACGACAAGTGAAGACACAAGCACAGAGTTTGTAGGAGACATACCAGCTTTTATTGAAAGAGCCGAAGGAAGGCTTACAAGAGAAATAGATTCATATGGTGTTGTACAGTATGCAACATCAAACATGGTTATTGGTGATCCATTTTTAACTAAACCATTAAACACATTAATAATTAAAAACTTAAATATTTTAAAGTCTAATGGCACACGAATTAATTTATTACAAAAGACTGATGAATATTTAAATGATTATTGGCCACAACGCACAAGTACGGGTGTGCCTCGTTATTATGCTAACTTTGGATTTGATAGGCTGTTAGTATCACCTACACCAGTATCGGCCTATGATTGTGAAATGTCTTATATTGTCCAACCAACAGCAGCTACTTCTGTGCATCAAGAGAATTTCTTTACACAATATTGTTCTAATGCATTGTTTTATGCTAGTATGAAGGAAGCCTGTATGTTTATGAAAAATTATACAGCTGCTCAAGTTTGGGAACAAGAATACCAACGAGCATTTACTGACTTACTAAATGAAGCCAGAAGAACAAGACAGGATGATATGAGAAATAATGCCTCACCAGCTGGAGGTGATAACACATTAGTAAAGGGAAGTAATTAATTATGCCAAGTAGTTATACAACAAGACTTAGATTAGAAAAACAAGCTGATGGAGAAAATGCGAATACCTGGGGTGATCGTCTTAACCAACAAGTAATTGACATGGTGGACGAAGCCGTAGGTGGTGTCGTCGTTGTCAGTACAACAGGAGCAACAACTTCATTAACAGCTAGTAACGGAGCAGCCGACCAATCTCGTAATGCCGTATTAAGAATTGAAGGAACATTAGGATCAAACTCAACTATAGTGATCCCTAGTGTTGAAAAATTATACGTTGTTGACAACCAAACAACAGGTGGCACACATACCGTTAAATTAAAAACAGCCGCAACAACAACAAATGTTATAGCCCCTCGTGGTGGTTCAAAGTTTATTTATTGTGATGGAACAAATGTACATAATGCTGTTGACCCAGTAGGTGTAAGTGCACTATCTACAGAAGGTGGTGCCGTTGGTCCTATTACAGTAGGTGGCACGGTATCGGCTACGGCAGTCGTAGCTACTCGTATGACTGCTACAAGTATTTCAAGTTCAATCACAGATACTACCAAATTATTTGCAACAACAGCTATATCCGTTAGTGCTGTTGATTCACTAGGTAAACAATTAAGAATTACAAAGTCGGCTGTAGCTGACATTGTTTCATTAACTGATGCATCAACAATCTCGGTAAACTTCAACAGTGGTCAAAACTTTGATGTTAGATTAGGTGGTAGTAGAAACTTAGGTGCTCCAACGAATGTGCAAAAAGGGCAGACCGGGTCTTTCTTTATTCGTCAGGACGGTACTGGATCACGAACTTTATCATTTAATAGTGCTTACAAGTTTGTTGGGGGTACGGCTCCTACACTAACAACGACAGCTTCTGCCGTCGACCGTATTGACTACGTTGTGTTATCGAGTTCTAGTGTGCATATGGCGGCATCACTAGATGTTAAATAATACAAGAGGTATAAATGGTATTTCAAAATAATGTTCTTATGGGTGCAAGTGGATCTGGCACAACCACATACTCTATAGACCAATCAATTAGGTTTAACTTTTCTGATAGTGCATATATGTCCAGAGCAGTTGGGTCTGGTGGTAACACTAAAACTTGGACATTTAGTTGTTGGTTTAAAATAGGTGTCTTAGGTTCAAAAAGAAGTGTATCACCTTTTCTTTGGTCGTGTCATCAAAGTGATGGCAACAGACTTCAGCTAAGTTTTGATAGTGGTAGTTTAGGAGTAGCTGGAGATTTTTTAAGCATATATGATGGTGCTTCTGCATCAACTATCTTTAGAACAAATAGAGTTTTTCGTGACCCAAGTGCTTGGTATAATTTAGTATTAGTCGCAGATACATCAAATGCAGTTTCATCTGAAAGGTTTAGAGTGTATGTAAATGGTCAAAGAGAAACTTCTTTTTCTACTATTAACTATCCAGCTTTGAATGCAGATTTAGGTTGGAATCAAAATGGGTCAACTTATTATTTAGGTGATTATTTTGCATCACATGGAACATATGGTTTTGATGGATATATAGCAGAAATGGTGCATATAGATGGAACTGCACTAGACCCTTCTAGCTTTGCTGAAACAAATAGTGAAGGGATATGGATTCCCAAAGATGTAAGTGGCTTAACATTTGGTACTAAAGGTTTTTATATTGATGGTAGAGATAGTGCTGACCTTGGAGACGATGAATCAGGTAATGGTAATGATTTTACGACAAGTGGACTTGCAGCACATGACCAAATGGCTGACTCACCTACTAATAATTTTTGTGTAATGAATCCTCTTAATACTCACTCAAGTATTACTTTAAGTAATGGTAATTTACAATCAACTGCCTCAGCATTTACTGGAAGTGGTGCATCAATATTATTACCAAGTACAGGAAAATGGTATG